TGCGTTTGAAAAAATTGCACAGGATACAGATGATTTTGAAATTTTAGGAGAATGCGCAAGTATTGCTAATCATCTTGAATTATTTTTACAATGCGCAAAATATGTTTATGTCAATTCTAAAACTTCTGAACAATTATTTTCAAGTAGAGTAAATTTATATAATGCGTATTTACGTTTAAATTATCCAAATGAAGCTTTATTTTATATTAATATTAATCTTATGATTAAACCCACAGATGAAGAAAGCTTACTTTCAAAATCTGGCGCAATTAGCTTAACAGGAGATTATAAATCAGCAGATAACCTATTATCCTCTATGCATATAAGTGACGAAAAATTAAATAAATCAAAAAATAATTTTTTATTTCGAAAATTGTTATGTAACGGAAAAACATCAGAAGGAATATTAAATTTTATTAATATTGATAAACAAAAAAATAAACTATTTGAAAATATTCTGAATCTTAAATTTTGGAATGGTGTATCAAAACCTGGTTCGACTATTGTTATCAATATGGAAGGAGGAATAGGTGATGAATTTATTAATATTAGATTTATTGATAGACTGAAAAAGTTAGGGATGAATGTTATTATATACACAGACCCTTCCAGAAAATTTGGAACACTTGAGGTATTTAAACGTCATGGTTTTAATATTGTTGATAATCACTTATTTTTTAAAAAAGAATATTTATGGACAAATTTATTAAGTTTACCAGCCTATTTAGGTGTTAACGAATCAAATCTTTGGACAAAACCATATATAACGCCTCTTAGACAAGAAAAAAATAAATTACATGATACCAATTTTAAAATAGGTATTAAATGTGATGGGAACCTGTACTTTCATCAAGAAATTTATCGTAAAATACCAATAGATGAAATGTTAGAAGCATTGCCAAAAGGTGCATCAATTTATTATTTTGATAAAGATAAAACTCACCCTGATACAATCTCGTTAGCTGATAAACTTGAAACTTGGGAGGATACATTAGATTATATCGATCAAATGGATATAATTGTTTCATCATGTACTAGTTTAGTTCATGCCGCAGGCGCAATGGGTAAACGCACAATAGTTATTGTACCAATAGCCAAATACTACTTATGGTACTCAACTAGAACAGATGATTCATCACCATGGTATGGTGATAACTTTACCGTGATTACACAATCAAAACCACGTTCTTGGAAAGAACCATTAGAAAAAGTTAAGTTGTTATTGAACGATTATTATACAAATTTCGATAAATAAGTATATGAAAATACGTGAAATTTTAACAGAAGGATTAAAAAGAGACAACGCTATTAAAATAATTAATAGCTTTGTTAAATTTGCAGCCAATGAATTAAATTTGGATGAATTACCTAATATTAATATCCAAGATGATAATTCCCACAGCATAGAACATCGTTCATTTGGTGGGTATGGACCAGGTAATAAAAGTATTAATCTTACTGTTAAAAACCGTCACATTAATGATTGCCTCAGGACATTGGCACATGAGCTAGTTCACTATAGACAAGATTTAAATGATCAATTAACCCAAGATAGCGGAGTAGATGGAAGTCCAGAAGAGAATGAAGCAAATGCACAAGCTGCTGTGGTAATGCGGAAATGGGGTAAATTACACCCAGAATTATTTGGTCAACAAGCAGTCGAATAATAGGATAGCATATGAAAAAGTCAACTAGATCAATTTTACAAGAATTAAGTGACATTTCAATTAATAAAAATCAAGATTTGATCATTGACTGTCGCGGTGCTAATATTATTCAAAGTGCAATAAATCTAATTAATTTAATTAAAGAAAGTTATGATCCGGAAATAGCAGATGATCTAGAAAGACGGTTCATTAATAGTATAAAATCAAAAAATCCTGCTAAATTTAATCGTGGCATTAAACTTCTGAAGGAAAGTAAAAAATAACAGAAATGATAAATACTTTCGTAAGGCTCACAATTGTAAGCCACATGGTTAAAAAGGAGAAATACTATGCCATCTTTATTAGGAACAACAGTAGCTGCTAACTACTTAAAAACTAGCCCAACAACTCAATTCGGCACTCGTGCGTTACGTATCATTCAAGTAACTGCTGGCACAGCTGGTAACAGTGATATTGATTTTACTGTTCAAAAATTTGCAGTAACTGGTGCATCAACAGGTGCGTTTACTGGCTCTTACACTGATTCAGACAGTTATTTTTCAGCTGCAGTTCGTGCTATTTCTTCAGTTGCAGAAATTTATGCAGTTGGTCAACCAGATGCAACAACTTTCTTAGCTGTTGTAGCTGCTGAAACTGCTAATGACAGTGGTACTGGTTCTAACGCTAACATACAAGATAAATCTTGGTCTGATTTAGAAGCTGCAATTACTGATACTCTTGCTAGACGTTTAGGCAATGGTACAGTTTCTGGCTCAGCAGGTTCAGTGTATGATGGTACAGTTGTTGTGACTGCTATTGACACTGCTGCAGGAACTTCTAACTTTGTTGGAAGTGCTGTTAATTCTCGCGGATAATTAGTAATTAACATATCAAAAGGCTCATTTTATATGAGCCTTTTTTTTGGCTACTAAATACTACATGAACACTTATAAACTATATACCTTAGTAGACATCACTCATTCTAGAAAATACACCCCACATACTGCTACAGAAACGGCTAAACGACAAGAACAAAACTTCAATACAATATTACAAACTTTAGGGATTAGAGCTAACATTTTTTATAATTCTAGTCCAATAATGTCAGAAATTAAAGGTTCTTTAATTGGTTTTGATACTGATGATTTTATCAGAGTATGGCGATTTGATTTCTATACTGAACAAGACAGTTTATACGAATCAGAAAATGATCCGGTTGTATTATTAAAAAAAGATTTTAATTTAGTACCATATATTCAAGGGTTAAATGAACTAATGGAACAGAAATATGCAGTTTTTGTTACAACTGGAATAGGTAAAAATATAATATTTTTCAAGATATAAATAATTTTAAAATTCGATAAATACAACTGACACATGGTATTTTGACCTATTAACAGATTGGAGAACATAATGGCAACGACTGATATTGAAAAAAACAACTTGGAAGCACATGTTGAATTATGTGCAGAGCGATATAAACAGTTAGAAGTACGTTTATCAGCAATTGAATCAAAAGTAACTGCATTAGCAGAAAATCTTAGTACTAGCCAGTCTAGCATAAACAAAGTAATAATCGGTTCCACAGCAACAGTTATTGCTGGTTTATTATCAACCGTTATTACAATATTAATGAAATTTTAAATATGACATTTAATGAATTAGCAATTCAAGCAGTTCCATTTAATGAAACATTAAATCCTCTATTGTGGGAAAATGATAAATTAAATACTGAAATAAGATATCGTTTAATGCTGATTGCTCAAAATTTTGCTAATTTTTTAAATGTTAAAAAACTAAATCTCACTGATATAACCATTAGCGGAAGCAATGCTAGTTTTGGATATACTCAATATTCTGATATAGACTTACATTTAGTTGTAAAAATGGATTCAGAGATGGCAGATTTTTATACTGCTAAAAAAAATAATTATAATTTTACACATGATATAAAAATTAAATCAATTCCAGTAGAATTATATGTACAGGATAAAGACCAACCACATGCATCTGCTGGAATTTATAGTATTTTAAATGATAAATGGTTAGTAAAACCCAAACATTCAGCACCTGTTGTTTCTGAAGCAGAAGTTAACAGTAAAGCTAGAAATTATGCCGGAAGAATTAATAAAGCATTAAAATCAGATAATTTGGATGATGCTTCACAAACCATGGAAGATATTCGTAGATTGAGAAAGTCTGGTTTAGCTAAAACCGGTGAATACTCTGTGGAAAATTTAGCATTTAAATTACTTCGTGCCCGTGGGAAAATTGATAAACTGGCAAACCATATAAATAAATTAGAAAGTAAGCGTTTAAGCTTCGGAGAAAAATATGAAAATTAATGAAATTTTAAAAGAAGATCAACAGATCACTGCAATAGATCCTAATGATCCTAAAAAACCAGTTACAGTAACTGACCCAGAAACAAAAGTAACTACTACTTATCCAGATGCTTTATCTTTATCAAAAAACCCAGATGGCACAGTTTCAACTAATAATGATCCTAATAAAAAACCAGATGCTGCACCACAAGTTGGTGATAAATTAAAACCAGCAGATCCTAATAAACCAGTTGCAGAAGAACGTGGCAAAAAAGCAAAAGTACATGTTAACTTTACACCAGAGGACTTAGGCAAATTAAATCATATTAAAGATTTAGGTGAATTAAAACAACAAGCATTTGCATTAATCAGCAATGAAGGCCCAGCTAGTATTCAACCTGAAAAAATTGAATACTTTAAAAATAGATTAGAAATGCTTAATTCAAGAATGGCTGTTATAAAAATGATGTATGATATGTTATTATCAGGTGAAGGATTGGGTGTAATTGGCTCTAGAAATAGCACTGAAAAAAATTCATATAGAAGTAAATTTGTTGATGAAGATCAAGATGAAGACGATACAATTGATCCGGACCATGAAAATATTGATGTTGGTGGAGATAAAACTGATCGTTTCATAAATGATATTCAAGATCATGAATTTTCACGTTCAGCAAGAGGCCATAACAATAATAGTGGACAAGGTCGAGCATCGTATGCCGAATCAGCTGAATTAATTGAAATGTTGAGAATTGCTGGCTTAAGATGAAAATTAACGAATTAATTTCAGACTTTTCAATTTGGATTACTATTGAAGAGTCTAAATTATTGAAAAAATTGGAAAATCCAGTAAAACTATCATTATTTAATGAACATGATCAACTTAAAATTAATAATATGATTCATAAAAGTTTAGTAAAAAAAATTGGTTTTAAAGACCCATTAGTTGTTATAAATGAAAAAGTATAAGCTTAAAAATTTAGCCAAAGTGTTTGATGAAGAATTACAAGAACATTTACCGCTAGTGCCATTAACAAATGGTGTTTTAGTTTATAAAAACTTACTTATTAAAAATACCAAACATAATAAATGGGGTGTTTTTGATATTAATAACAAAGAATTAATTGGTCACTTTTTTTTAAAAAGCTGCGCGTTATTATTTGCTAAAGAATATATTTCACGCGCGTATTCTTCTAGAGTAGAAGTTAAATTATTAGATGAAATTTATTGGTCAAATTATAATGACTCAGTAAGATTTAATAATTTATTAACTAAAATTAAGTATACAGATCATAGATATCTTGTTACACTAACAAGATTAGAGTATAGCACTGAACGTGCTAAATATTTTAAAAATGAAATATTTAAAAGATTTAATTGCGCTTTTGTATAAATACAAAAACAGCTTAGGAAAAATACAATGTATATAAACGACTTATCTAAAAAACTTACTAGTAAACTTTTAAATGAAAGTTTAGCTAAAAATTTCGGTTATCAAATCAAATTAGAACAATTTTCAGATGTTCAATTAGAAGATGCTAGAAATAAATTACGTACAAAAATCAGCCAATTTGAAATGAATGAAAGTTATTCTGGTATTTCAGAAAATCATGAATATCAAAAAACTAAAATGTTTTTAGATGTAATTAATCAAGAAATTTTTGAACGAGAAATGACACCAGCTGAGAAAACTAAAGAAAAATCAATAAAAGCTAAAGTTGATCCATCTGATATGAAAAAATCTATGCAAAAACAGTATGGTAAAGATAAAGGTAAATCAGTTTATTTTGCCACTATCCGAAAAAATGCAATGAAACATTCAATACCTGAGTCCTGGATTGACACAGCTATCAGCAGAATGACCTTAGGTGAATCAGATCGTGATGAATTATCTGCTGAATTATCGTTACGTTATGATTTAAATGAATCACAAATTAACTTTATATTTGAAGGTGAAGAAGAGAAAGCTGAAGTGATTATGGCTAATAAAGACATGGTTGATCGTGTTACAGGTTGGTTGGAAGACGTTGCGACTATGAAAGCTGAACAATTACTTGAATTAATTGATCAAATAAAACGTGAATTTGGCAATGATGTTGCACAACGTTATTCTGAAACAGTTCGTTCTGGATTAGAAACTTTATACAGCACATTGGAAGACTCTCGTCAAATTTTAAGTAATGGCCTAGCTATGGTTTCAGGTGGTGAAGAGCAAACTATGGCATCTGCACCAGCTACATCATTAGATGCTTCAATGGCTCCTGGTATTGAAGAACCAGCACCAGAAGCGTTGGGATCTGATTTACCTGCAGTAGACCCAAGTCGTGAAAAACGTGAAAGTATTGATTATAGTCGAAAATTAGGAATGATGTTAAGTTCTCAAAAAAAAAAATAATTGAAACAATTGAACCAATCATATCCACATTAAGACAAATACAAACATCAGCAAATAATAATCAAACCCAGGCTAAATTAGACTGGGTTTCCCTTAATAACTTACTCCCAGTTAACTCACCAAAAGTAGATTTTACTGGTTTTTCAAATCTTTGGGATACAAATCCTGACATTCAAAAAATAGTTAGTGATTTTTCTAAAGAGGAAGGAATTACATTAATAACTGATGTTATGTCAACTCCTGAAGTACCAGAAGAACCAGCCAGTACAGGTGCAGTGACTAAGATGGCAAAACGTGCAACAAAAAAAGCTTTTAACTAAATTTAACTATACACATATTTACCGTGAAAATATTAATGGTCAACGTTATTATGCAACCCCTGACGGTGAGAAATTACCGTCAGTAACGTCTATATTATCAGCAACAGCAAGTGAAGAAAAAAAAGAAATTTTAGAAAATTGGCGTAAAAAAGTCGGTTATAAAACTGCAGAAGAAATTACTTCAACTGCTGCAGCTAGAGGAACCAGAATGCATAAATTCTTAGAAGATTATTGTACAACTGGCTCACTTGGACCGTCTGGTTCAAATCCGTATAGTATACAAAGTCATAAAATGGCCGACACTATTATATCTAACAGTTTCATTGATATAAATGAAATTTGGGGCATTGAAATACCGTTATACTATCCGGGATTATATGCTGGAACTACAGATTGTGCTGGTATTCATCTTAATAAGGAATGCATAATAGATTATAAACAAACGAATAAACCTAAAAAACGAGAATGGATTGATGATTATTTTTTACAATTAGTTTTCTATGGAACTGCACACAATAAACTTTATAATACTAATATACAAAAAGGTGTCATCTTAATGTGTTCACAACATTATGAATTTCAAGAATTTATAATAGAAGGAGAAGAGTGGAAATTTTATGAAAATAAAATGTGGGACAAAGTAGAATTATATTATAAAAATTTAATAAATACGTAATAACAGGAGATAGTACAATGACTTTTGAAGTAACAAGAACACATGGTGCTGCTGCAGCTGCAGGAACACTATATACAAATAATTGCAATTTATTTACAATAGTAGTAAAAGATACTAATGATACGATAATTGATTTAAGATTTGAAGATACTAGTGGCGGGGATGCTATTGTTGATAAAGTGGGAGTTGCCGAAGCAATTATCCGCGAAATTAATCCATTGGCATATTTTATAGTAAATAGCAACACTGGTGTAATTAATGTTGTAGTAGATTTATCAATTGATAGTGCAGCTGAATTACAAACTAGAATACGCTCTATAGGTAAATTAGCCGATTCATCTTTAACTAGCATTGGTCCTAATTCAATTGATATTAGCCATACCACTGTAACTGTTGCAACTTCTTTAACGTTATCTTAATTTTATTAGTGCGTTATTAATTATAACGCACAATCACACCCTTAATTGTCATGTTTTTCTGATAAATAATAGATAAGTTAATTACTCGGAGAAATATAGTGGCAATTTTACAGATAAGCAAAATACAACATAGACGTGGAAGAGCTGAGGGCGGAACAGGTTTACCACAATTAGCCAGTGGAGAATTAGGTTGGGCGATAGATACTCAACAGCTATTTATTGGTAATGGCTCTATTGCGGAAGGTGCTCCAGAAATTGGCAACACTAGAATTCTTACTGAAGATGATTTACCGTCTATAATCAGTATCGTAACTCCTCCCGGCGGTGGTGGTTCTGGTGGTACATTTGACAGCACAACACAATATAGTTATAAATTAAATGATGGTGCTACTATTACAGGCTCATCACTTTCTAGCCCATATTATCGATTATTACAATCAAGACTTGATGACCAAGTAAATACTACTGATTTTGGTACAGTTGGTAATGGATTAGATGATGACACAGCAGCATTACAAAAAGCAATTAATCAAATTTACAAAAATAGTTTAAAAGCTAAATCATATGATACTGATGGAATTCCAAATAGATTGACTATAAATATGTTACCTGGTGTATATCGTATTTCTAGCACTATATTTATACCTAGTTATGCATCATTAGTGGGTTCTGGAACTGAAAAAACCATTATATATTATCTAGGTAATGGCCCTGCTATACAATTTATTCATGACGCATACAGTGATAATAACAGTATTCAATATACCACAAATTTAAATTGTCCTAGATATATAACCCTTAAAGATATGTCTATTAAAACGCTCTTTCATACCTACCCAGTACTACAATTAAATTCAGTTCATAGATGTCATTTTGAAAATTTAAATTTTGAAGGCGCATGGACATCCCCAGCCAATAATGCAGTTTCAGATTTTGCCATTGAACTTACTGCAGTTAGTGAATTAGTATCATGCAGTTATAACTTATTTAAAAATATTTCCATGTCCGGGTTTACGTATGGGGTTTATTCAATTCATGATATGCATGATAATATATTTGATTATGGATTAATTTCTAATGTTTTTAAAGGGTTTTCTTTTGGATTTAATTCATCAACAAATTCAGATATTAATGGTCTTATAGTGGGGCAGCAATATGGTCCAGAAGGTGTAATAATTACGAATTATAGATTTTATGATGTTTATACACATGGTGTTTATATTTCAATTGGATCTGACAACTCAGTAACAAATTGTAATTTTGTATTAGTTGGAAATAATCACGGTGGGCCTGATACAAGTGCTGCGTATCCAAATATTTATTTTCAAAAATATGGTAATACCGCTCTTAATAACAAATTTGATAGATCAGCTGTATTGCGCGACCCAACAGTAACGTATCCATATTATAATGAAATAGGTGGCCACTGCCATTATGATTATTTTGGAAGTATCAACTTATCAGTCACAACTCTAGATGGTGATTTATTTAGATTACCAATTGCAGTTGGTAGTGGAGCAAATCCATCTAGTTCAATAACTCACAAAGTGTACTATACTTACAAAAGTGATATAAATCATTTTGCAAGAAGTGGAACTTTATCAATTGTAGTGGATATTACTAGTGGGCAAATTTCTGTTAATGATGAATATGATTCAGTTGGTGTAGTGGTAACACAAGGAAGATTATTAAAAGTAAGCAATGAATTAGATTTTACTTTTGTGGCAGAACTTCTTGATTTTAATGGCAATATTATATTACCAGGCACAAACGTTCCATATTCAATAATTGTTCGTTATTCATCAACGTCAAGCTATTCAGACGGTGAAATAACTTATACATATTCTTCATCATTCTAAAAATTCTTGACATCAATGTAATTTTGCTATATAATATTACATTGATGTTAATCTAATTTTTCATCATAAGTATTTGATTTTTATCAATAAAAATCTATATCAGAGTATTTATATTCAGTTATATACTGATATAAATACTTTTTCAATTCAGGACTTTCAATATGGACAAATTAACATTACAAGGAGTGATATGACAAAAAGATTATTAACTCCAAAATCTACGTATACTGTAGATTATAAACAAGCAATTGAATTTGCTAAAGAACAGGCTGAAATACGGAGACTCGCATGAACGAATGGATGGGAATAAATATTGACTTATCAAAGGATAAGTTATTTGATGAGTTAGGATTGAAAAGACTTAGTGAATCGTACATGAAGGAAGGAGAAGACTCCCCCCAACAACGATACGCTCATGTGTCGAAAGCATTTTCGTCGAATATGTCACATGCTCAACGATTATATAATCATGCATCGTCTCATTGGTTAAGCTATGCAACACCAGAACTAGCGTATGGCAGAAATAAATCTGGTTTACCAATATCTTGTTTTTTAACATACTTACCAGATACGTCACGTGGATTAATAGACACGTTGTCAGAGGTTAATACTCTTTCTATGTTAGGTGGTGGGGTCGGAATACACATGGATATTAGGTCAGCGGATAGTAAATCAACTGGTGTAATACCGCACTTAAAAACATATGACGCATCTGCGTTAGCATATAAGCAAGGCTCAACACGGCGCGGTAGTTACGCTGCGTTTTTAGATATTTCACATCCCGAAATTATTCCATTTATCGAGATGCGAAAAGCGACTGGTGATCCTAATATACGGTGTTCTAATATGAATCATGGTGTAAATATATCTGATAAGTTTATGAAAATTATTGAAAATTGTATGATACACCCAGATTATGATGATTCATGGGATTTAATTGATCCTAATTCAAAAGAAGTTACTAGCACTATTTCAGCAAAACATCTATGGCAGTTATTAATAGAAACTAGACACCAACGTGGCGAACCGTATTTGCATTTTATCGATACTGCAAATAATGCAGTAATGCAGTTTCAAAAAGACCTAGGATTAAAAATAAATGGGTCAAATTTGTGTCAAGAAATTGAGTTATGTACTAACGAAGAACGAACAGCAGTATGTTGCTTAGCATCATTAAACTTGGACTATTATGATGAATGGAAAGATGATCACCAATTTTACCGAGATGTTGCAGAAATGCTTGATAACGTGTTAGAGGTTTTTATTTCTACTGCACCGCCTGAACTTCATAGAGCAATATATTCTGCAAAGCGTGAACGTGCCATAGGTGTGGGTGTCATGGGTTTTCATTCATACCTTCAGCAAAAACATGTTCCATTTGAATGTGCAATGGCCAAAAGTCTAAATATAGGGATTTTCAAAAACATTAAGTATCATTTAGATTTGGTTAATGAAGAATTAGCCAATGAACGTGGAGAATGTCCAGATGCAGTTGGTTATAATAAAAGGTTTTCGTACACCATGGCAGTTGCCCCAAATGCGTCTTCCTCAATTATTATGGGAAATACGTCCCCTGGCATTGAACCATTCAGAGCAAATGCATATAGACAAGATACCTTATCCGGTTTTTCAATTTATAAAAATAAATGGCTTAATAACTTATTAATTTCTAAACAAGTATCATCTAAACAACTTGATGAAATTTGGAAAGATATTATAGCACACGACGGGTCAGTTCAACATTTGTCTATTCTTTCTGATGATGAAAAATTAATTTTTAAGACAGCATTAGAAATTGATCAAAGATGGGTAATTGATCTAGCAGCTGACAGGGCGCCACTTATAGACCAAGGTCAATCTGTTAATGTATTTGTAAGACCAGATGCTCACATTAAATATCTCCATGTAATACATTTTTCAGCATGGAAAAAAGGAATAAAAGGTCTTTATTATTTACGGTCAGATAAACTTAATAAAGCAGACAAGGTATCTCAACAAATACAAAGAAACATTATCGAAGAACTTGAGTTGTCGGCAATTATCGATGATTCAGAATGTTTGGCATGTCAATAAGGAATTAATATGGCAAAAAAATATAAATTAACACACGAAAGACCACATTATAAACCATTTTCATATCCATGGGCATATGATTTTTGGTTGGCACATGAACAATCACATTGGTTACACACTGAAGTAGCCATGCAAGATGATGTAAAAGATTGGTCTAAAAAATTAAATGATGCTGAAAGATATTTTCTAACCAACATATTTAGATTTTTTACCCAAGGAGACTTAGATGTTGCTGGTGGCTATGTAAAAAATTATTTACCATATTTCCCTCAGCCAGAAATTAGAATGATGCTGTGTGGTTTTGCTGCAAGAGAAGCTATCCATGTTGCAGCATATTCTCACTTAATTGAAACGCTTGGTATGCCAGAACAAATATATTCAGAATTTAGTGAATATAAAGAAATGAAAGAAAAGCATGAGTATTTTGAAGAATTCCATAATATGGATAAAACAAATATTGCACAGCAAATTGCTGCGTTTTCTGCATTTACTGAAGGATTACAATTATTTTCATCGTTTGTTATGTTATTAAATTTCCCAAGGCACGGTAAGATGAAAGGCATGGGACAAATTGTATCTTGGAGTTTAATTGACGAATCTGCACATACTGAAGGAATGATAAAATTATTTAGAACACACATTGAAGAAAATCGCCATATATGGAAAGATGAGTTGAAATCTGAATTATACTGCATTGCTGAAAAGATGGTTGAATTAGAAGATAAATTTATCGATTTGTCATTCAGTATTGGTGAAATGGAAAATTTGACCGCAGAAGATGTTAAATTATATATTAGATATATTTGTGATAGACGGCTAATTTCTATGGGATTAAAAGGTATTTACAAAATAAAGAAAAATCCTTTGACTTGGGTTGATGAAATGATAAATGCACCAATTCATGGGAATTTTTTCGAAACTACTATTACAGATTATGCAAAAGGTGCATTACAAGGAAATTGGGGCGACGTTTGGTCTTAAACAAACGGTTCAAAATAAAATCCTAATTCCCTAAAAGTTTTTCCAATCATATCACGTGTTAACTACACAGTTTTGTTAACATGGATATGATTGATCACTATATCACAGTTTTTGCACCATTTTATGATACTCGATGGTGTTCCTAACGTTTTTAATATTTCGCTAGTTGAGTTGGAAAATTTTCCGAAATGCATATTATTTTTTTTAGAATTTAATATTGAATAAATATGTTTGCTGATCATAATATCATCCTTATACGATTAGAATAGATGGGAAGTAGGATTCCGCGATCTATATCTATTTATCAATTAATATGAGGAGAAATAAAATGGCAAAATTACATGAAGAAGTTTTAGTAGTAAAAATTAGTAAATTATTAAAAGATGGTGATGAACCAGAAGTATTAGTAACTGACGATAGTTTAGCAAGTATAGAAGCAGTTATTCAAGAATTATCAGGTGCAGGTGCATTAGTTGAGATTCAAGTAGCATAATGAGAGATTTTATTGATTTAGTAGAGTCATTTGAAGGAATTAATGATAAATGGTTCAAACACGGTAGTTTCAAAACGTTCAAATTGGGCAATCCTATTAGCTTTGAAACTGCACATAAACCAGGCACTATTGAAACTTTAGAAGGTCCTAGAGATTATGAACGTGGTCATAAAATTATAACTGGCCCACAAGGTGAACAGTACCCTGTACCACCAGAGTCATTCTATGATAAGTATGATGATAATGGTGACGGTACTGCTACACCTAAAAAAATAATTAAATATGCCAAATTAGCAGATCATGATGGTGTAATACATTCTAACTGGGGTGACTTAACTTACTCGAAAGGTGAGCATTACATTGTAAGGCATGGTACTGATGAATATGGCCCAGTGCAAAAAGATATATTCTTTCAAACATACAATACAGACGAGGTAAAATAATGTTAATAGATAAAGGCGTAAGTCCCGGTGATGTAGTTACAATAAAACTAACATCAGGAGAAGAATTAATTGCTTCCTTAGTTGAAGAACGTGACGATTTTTTAAAAGTTAATAAACCAAGAGTATTAACTGCAGCAAATAATGGAATAGGCATGGTGCCTTATTTGTTTACCGTTGATCCAGATCGTGATGTTAAAATTATGAGAGCAACTATTGTTGTATTAGAACCATCTGATAAAGAATCAGCCACGCAATACACAAGATCAACTACTGGGTTGATACTATAATGCCTGCTGTAGCTAGACATGGTGATGCTGTGGATACTGTACACGGTGCTATAGGTGGTGATAAGTGTAACGATTCAAAAACTTCCACCACCACTGACACTGCATCACCTAATGTATTTGCAGAAAATAAAGCAGTAGTTAGGGAAGATGATACAGTTACTGCGCATAATGATGGTATAGCCTGTGTTACACATACACCTAAACTAAATAAATTTTCAGGTAATGTGTTTGCCAATGGTAAAAAAATTGGTAGAGTGGATGATACTTATGAATGCGGTGCTAAAATAACTAAAGGTGCAAGTAAAGTTTTTGCAAATTAGTTGACAAAAACTATTATTTTTAGTATAATATTGCTATTATTAGTAATGTTTTTACTAAATACTTAATGATTCGAAAGAATCTAGGTTAGGGATATCGGTTTTACTCATTACGATATTCCTGCGAGAATGGCAATAAGAAACCGGAAAATAGGGAGCCATCTCGCCAAAAGTGCAGTTACACATTTGCTGCCACTGGAGGATGAGAAATCACGAAAATAAGGGTTCCATGAGCCTCGTGTTACTTCTCTCCATAATGTAATGTAGTTTGCGGTATAAACTACACCAAGTGAAAGGAGATACAATATGTTATCGCAATTTAAAAAAATTGCGTTGTGTACCGCTTTTAGCGTTTTTTTAATAACGCCTAACACGGTATTTTCAGCGCAGAAATATACAATTAAAATCAGTCGTGTAGCGAGTTCTACACATTTCAATAAATCATCTAATGAAAGTAAGCCCAAGAAGATAAATAATATAGGAATTGCTAGTTGGTACGGGTATGAATCAGGCCCTCGTTATAAAAGAAAACCAAAAACTGCTAATGGTGAAATTTTTAGTCCACATAAATTAACTGCTGCACACCGTAGTTTACCATTTGGGACTAAGGTATTAGTAACTAATTTGAAAAATAAGAAGTCAGTTGAGGTAGTTATTAATGATAGAGGCCCATATGCTAAGCATAGATTAATTGATTTATCTAAATCAGCAGCAGCCAAAATAGGTATTAGTGGAATACAAAAAGTTTCACTAACAATAATTTAACAAGAAGGGTTTATGAATTTAGGAAAGATTACACTAGTATCACCACCTGATAGATTATTTAATATGAATGTTAGTTATCTATTAATTGCACCGTCAATGCATGTTAAACAACAATTTCAAACTATTTTAAGTAATGGATTTGAAAGTATTAACGTCTTCATTTATGAAAATGATGAATATGATATAAGTTGGGTACTAAGTACGGCTTTCCAAGTAGATGTTATTATAATTGATGTTGATAATTGTGATATAGTCACAAGACAATTTATATCGTTTATATTAGCACAACCTAATTCATATTACATCACATCTGATGAATCTACTCCATTTGATTTAATTTCTAAAAATAGAATTTATAATTTAGATTGGCTGGCTGAACAGATACGTGCTGATAATAATTTAGATATAGATGAGGATTTAGATGAGGATGATTAGAACTGGAGTATATGCTAAACCAGATGAAAATATAAATCAATTACTTAGACGATTTAAAAAAGTAACTGGTGAATCTGGAAAATTAGAAGACTTCAAGGATGGTCTTTTTTATACTAAGCCTACCACTAAACGTAAACAAGCAGCTGGTGCTGCTAAGTCACGAAATCGTAAGAGAGTAGAAAAAGACTCTCTCCCACCAAAAAAACGTTGACATTTGCTTCATATAGTTGTATACTTTAATTTTTAATTAGAGTATACAACTATGGCAAAAACAGCGATAATGATCGATCTCGAAACTTTATCCACAGATACAGATGCGGCTATTTTATCAATAGGTGCAGTAAAATTTGACCCATTTGAAGATGAATTAACAAATCCACAAATGGATAAATTTTATGCTAGAATATCGCTAGAAAATGATTTAAATTTATCTATAAGCGATAGTACCCTTGAATGGTGGGCTAAACAATCTCAAGAAGCACAAGACGAAGCATTTAGTGAAGAAAATCGCATCGATATTGCTGATGCATTTGATCAACTATATAAATTCTGCTGGGGTGCTAAACAAGTTTGGTCTAACGGTTCTGGGTTCGATATAGTAATATGTGAAACTGTTTTTAAGAGATTAAATAAACTTCCACCATGGAAGTACTGGCAAGTTAGAGATTGTCGAACAATTTATGATCTTGGTATATCTCCTAATCTTCCAAAAGTTACAGCGCATGATGCATTAGAAGATGCTATTGCACAAGCAATAGGTGTTCAACAAGTATGCAATACACTTAGATATTCAATCACAGATAACGGTGATAGAATAACACCTTTTTCAAAACGATAGGAATAAACATGGATAGACAGATCCACGAGATTTTGAGTATTACAATTGAGGAATGCTCTGAAATAATTCAAGCCATCAGTAAAATATTCAGATTTGGCATTGATACTTCTTGGCAAGGTGAAACTAATAGGGAACATCTTGAAGAAGAAATTGGTGACCTTAAAGCACTTATACTATTACTAGAAGAAAACAACGTCATTGACAAAAATAAAGTTAATGAAGCTGCTGCTGCTAAAATAGTAAAATTGCAAAAATGGTCCACTGTTTTTAATAAAAATGATAAATAAAATATATTAAATGCCGAACGGGTTTGATATAAGGACATGTTGTCCACAATACTTGCTTAATTAAAAGGAGAAAATAAAATGAGTAAAAAAACTACTATTGGTATAGACTTGGGCACCGTAAACTCTTGTGTTGCGGTATATGAAAACGGCACTTATAAAGTAATTGAAAATTCTGAAGGTGCACGCACAACTCCTAGTATGGTTACATACACTGGTAACGAGATTTTAGTTGGTTCTGCCGCTAAACGTCAAGCAGTAACAAATCCCGAACACACAGTCTTTGAAGTAAAACGATTAATTGGTCGTAAATTTAAAGATGCTGATGTACAAAAAAGCATTAAAACTCTTCCATATAAAATAATCGAAGCTGAAAATGGTGATGCATGGGTAGAAATTGATGGTAAACAATTATCACCACAACAAGTTTCTGCTGAAATTCTAAGAAAAATGAAAAAAACTGCAGAGGATTATTTAGGGTATGAAGTTACCAATGCTGTAATCACAGTACCTGCTTATTTTAATGATTCACAAAGACAAGCAACTAAAGATGCTGGTAAAATTGCTGGATTAACTGTTGATAGAATTATCAATGAACCAACAGCAAGTTCTTTGGCATTTGGTTTAGATAAACAATCTAAATCAGACCGAAAAGTTGTAATTGTAGACTGTGGCGGTGGTACACATGATGTTTCAGTTATTGAAATTGCAAATGTTGAAGGTGAACATCAATTTGAGGTGTTATCTACATCAGGTGATTCATTATTAGGTGGTGCTGATTTCGATCATGCCATTATTGAATACGCAAATCAAGAATTTATCAAAGAAACTGGTGTTGATTTAACTAAAGATGTTATGGCACTTCAACGTATTAAGGATGCAGCTGAAAAAGCAAAAATTGAACTTTCAAGTGCTACACAAACTGTAATTAATTTACCATATATTACTGCAGATGCGTCTGGTCCTAAACATCTAAATGTAACTATTTCTCGTAGTAAATTTGAATCTTTAATTGATGGTTTATTATCAAGAATTATTGAACCATGTAAAGTAGCGTTGAAAGATGCTAAATTAAAAATTACTGATATTGATGACGTTATTTTTGTTGGTGGTTCAACACGTATCCCTAAAATTCAAGAAGTAGTGGAAGAGTTCTTTAAACAAGCACCACGAAAAGATGTAAATCCAGACGAAGCAGTTGCTGCTGGTGCTGCAATTCAAGGCGCAGTTTTATCTGGTGAAAAAAATGATGTATTGTTATTAGATGTTATTCCATTAAGTTTAGGTATTGAAACAATGGGTGGTGTGTTTACTAATTTAATTAGTAAAAATACAACTATCCCAACTAAACATAGCCAAACATTTTCTACTGCAGAAGATAATCAACCAGCTGTAACTATTAAAGTGGCACAAGGTGAGCGTGATTTATTTAAATATAATAAATTACTTGGTGAATTTAATTTAGAAGGTATTGCACCAGCTGCACGTGGTGTACCACAAATTGAAGTCACATTAGATGTTGACGCCAACGGTATTTTAAATGTTAGTGCCAAAGATAAAAATACTGGCAAAGAAAATAATATCACCATTAAAGCAGATAGCGGTTTGACAGATGAAGAAATTCAACGTATGATTAAAGAAGCTGAAGAAAATGCTGAATCTGATAAAGCAGCTAGAGCATTAATCGAAGCTAAAAACACAGCTGAATCACAACGTCATACTCTTCAAAAAGACTTTGAAGAATATAAAGATAAGTTATCTTCTGAAGAAGTAACGGCATTTGAAACAGCAATTTCAGTTATAGATGAAACAATTAGCAGTGATGATGTAGAAAAAATCACAGATGCAGTTCAAAAACTTTTTGAAGCAGCAAGTCCAATTTTCACTAAAAAACAAGAAGCAGAGCAGGCAAAAGCAACTGAAACTGCACAAAAAGGTGAAACTATTGATGCTGAATTTACTGAAGTTGAATAATTAACTGCAATGCGGGTGGTTAGTTTTCCACCCGCGCATTTTCATGAGGATTTTTAAATGTCTAATATCACAACTAGTTTTAGCATACCCACCTTGCATCGATATTCAATTGGGTTTGATCAAATTTTTAACGAATTATATTTTAATACAACAAGAGCAGAAAGTGCATACCCTCCATATAATATAGTAAAGTTGGATGAGATGCATTATGCAGTGGAATTAGCAGTTGCTGGTTTTAATGCAGATAATATAGGGATTGAGTTCAAAGATGGTAAATTAATTATCGATGGAGAACAATCAAAAGAAGATTTACCGATTTTATATTTACATAAAGGTATATCAACTAGAACGTTTAATAGAACTTTTACACTTGCAGCAAATGTAGATGTTAGAAGCGCAACTATTAAAGACGGAATACTAGTTGTTAGATTAGAAAAACTTATTCCAGATGAATCAAATTCTAAAAAAATAAATATTACTACATTAAGTGATACACAAACATCATTACCTAAATAGAGAATTATATCATGTCAAATTCAGAAATTGAATTAAAAGAAAAAATTAAAACTAAAATTGCTGAACCATCCTTGTGGAAAGTTGTATTATTAAATGATGATGTTACTCCAGTTGACTTTGTTGAGGATATATTGGTTGACATATTTAAACATAGTATGGAATCTGCAATTGATATAACTATGCTTGTTCATAATACTGGTTCAGGGTTAGCTGGTACGTATACATTTGAAATTGCTGAAGCTAAGGCAGTAGAAGCAACAAGTTATGCTAGAAAAAACAACTTTCCATTACAAATTAAACTTGAAGAGGACTTAAAATGAGTTTAAAAGAAATTACTAAAGATTTACACACAGAAGCAGAGAAAACTAACTTTGCTAAACTTTTACTAACTAGTAAAATATCTAAAGAACTATATACAAGTTACTTATATCAAATGATTGCATGTTATGGTCCAGTTGAATTTGGATGTAGGATTCAAGGTTTCTTTGATAATTTACCTGGTGTTGAAAGAATGCCGGGCATTTATCAAGATTTTGCTGAATTAGCTGATAAAGATACCCATTATGCGTGGTTACCAGAAACATTAGATTATAACCGTTATGTTTTAGATTTAATCAATGATCCAGAACGTAAACACTTAGTAAAAGCACACCTATATGTTAGGCACATGGGAGATCTCTACGGTGGTCAATATATTGCTAAAACAGTCCCTGGATCTGGTAAATTTTATCAATTCGATGATGTCGAAGGACTTAGAAATGCAATTAGAGCAGAATTAACTGATGATTTAGGCGATGAAGCTAGAGTAGCATTTGAATGGGCTATAAAAATTATGAGAGGTTTGGATGAAACTTATTAAGATAAAAACACATACTGCAGGCGAACCTTATGTTTCAAATGTTTTTTTAGCATTTGGTAAAAATTTAAGACATGAATACAAACTTCAGTGTAAACATGTGTATTCATCAGAAGTAATTGGCATTCAAGATGATGGCTGGTATATTAGAATAGAATTACCATTTTCTAAAGTTGTTACACAGATGGATCCACATGATTTTACTGTAAATACAGGTCCACATCGTAGAATATGGTTATTCAGACGAAGACCTAATATCAATAGATTAATAAAATCGTGGGCATGGTTACCAGTAGATGAATAACATCCAATTGTCTCTTATTGATATAAGTAAGCTATTTAACTATAACTTTAAGCAGACTGGTGAGGAAATTTATATACCAGAAGCTGACCAATTTAATAAACCAGGTTGGTATAATACAACCTGGGAATCTGAGTTATATAGAAAAGCACATATCAATATTATTGATGCTATGGACTCAAAAGGTTTGTGGATGATGCATTGCTGCATTTATCCACATTACCACAATACTGCCCCTATATTTGGTTTTGACGTATTTGCAGGTAAAAATAAAATTACTGGATGTTTTCATGATTTTAGTCCAGTAATAGATAATCATTCGTTATCAGCCTGGTTCTCTGATGAATCTTCTAAATTAAGTTGGAATAAAAAGCGCGAGTTGCCTGAATGGGCAAAACGTATATTTTCAAATGATATTATAGCAGCTGGTAACATTCAAACAAATGATGAGTTAGCACAAATTTCAAAGACAATTTCTAATACACTTCATATATATCTTTCTTCATTAAAAGACACAAACAATACAATAGATGATATCTCTATTAAACATAAATGTTATATAGAAAATCAACGTTTAAATCCACATAATCCTAGAATTTTATCAACGCTTGGGTTATCTGAAGATGATGCACATGCGTACATCAATTCATGTTTATTCCCATTTTAACTTTAAATAAAAAGGACAGTATGTCAAAAATACTATTTATTTTAAAAAGACGAGAAGATTTTAATGCTTCTGTCCATAATAAATTAGGTCTTAGTACAGGTTTATTTAACTCAGCAAGTTTTATGAATCACATGTTAAATAATCTAGGTATTGAAAGTGATTTAAAAGTTGCAATAGATAACAATTGCATTGATAAATTAGTATCTGATTATAATCCAACACATGTTATAATTGAAGCATTATGGGTTGTGCCACAAAAATTTGTCATTTTACAAAAATTACATCCAAATGTAATTTGGATTATAAGACTTCATTCTGAAATGCCATTTTTAGCTGGTGAAGGTTCTGCATTAGATTGGATCGGTGACTATTCTAATTTTAAAAATATTATTATAGGGATAAATGCACCTAGAATGCTTCATGAAATTTCAGTATTTTTAAAAACGCGTAATAATTGGTCAAATGAACAAGTTTCTAAAAAACTTTTATATCTACCGAATTATTATCCACAAGATTATAAAACTAAAGTACTAGATAAGAATAAAGAATATATTGATATTTCATGTTTCGGTGCCATTAGACCTTTGAAAAATCATATATTACAAGCATTTGCAGCTATTGATTTTGCCAATCAAATTGGTAAAAAGTTAAGATTCCACATTAATGCTGGCCGTGTTGAAATGAAAGGTGATGCAGTAATGAATAATTTATATAGATTATTTGAACAGATTTCTGATTCAAATCATCAATTAATTGGCCATCAATGGAGACCACGAGAAGAATTTTTAGATTTATGCAGTGGAATGGATATTGGATTACAAGTAAGTTTCTCTGAAACATTTAATATTGTGTCAGCGGACTTACTGAGTCAAGGAATACCATTAGTAACTACATTTTCAGAGGTTCCTTGGTCCATAGAAAAGTATTGTGCTAACCCTGTTGACAGCACAGACATAGTTAAAAAATTACATATTACTTATAATGAGTATGATTTGAATGTTTTAGAGCACCAAGAGTCACTTTCAAAGTATACTAATAAAACATCAGAAATATGGAATAATTATTTTAAAAAGGAGATTTAAATGAGTAATAAACATAAAGTAAAGAGACATTTTTGGAATGACGGTAAATTAACAACATACGATAATTTTTTTGAATCATTTGAAGAAGCATTAAAATTTGCAGAAAAAGAATTTTCACATACTGTAAAAATTTATAATGTAGATGATGAACTAGTTCATTCAAAACAAATGAGTCAACCTGGTACAGTTCCAGATTACATTAGACCATCTGATACAGATTCTTACGCATAATTAATACTACCCTTTATAGAACGTTGGTAGCGAATCAACGTTCTAAAGGTGGTAGTCACCTATTGCCTCGCAACGTATTGCGGTCCTAAGGGCAATTCTTAAATTGTAAACAATGGGCCAGAAATCAATTGGCCAGTCTCGCTAATAATACTTTTATTAAGTCGTTTAATCCATTCAGATGTTATATGTCTATTTCTATAATATTGAGGAAATAAATGCACTTCAACTGGGTTATCACCTTCCGCTAATATAATTGCTTCCATGCGATGGCGTCCTTCATGATTTGTAATTTCAGCAGATTCTGTAAAGTCTCCAGAATTCCATTTTTCTGGAATATGTATACCAAAAAATGGTTGACCAATTTCCCCGCCATCTTTTATATACTGTGCTAATTTTAAAATTCGTTGTTTTACTTCTGAATCTATTGGCATTTCTTCTGCTAACTTTAAAAATGTTGATGGTTTCATTTTTACACGAATACCAAAGTAATCTACTTCATCATTATTGCTTACAGCACCAGCGCCTGTTTTACTATTCATAGTTACTTCTAAAATTTCTTTAACTTTCATTCACAGTTCCATCGGCTACGTGCTTTACAGATTGGTTTATCTGGTGTTTTTGAACAGTCAATATTATGCATTTTCTTCTGGCCATTTGATCTTGCACAGAAACTTTTGCGTCTATTAGCGTCTTTACTACCTTTTTTTAATTCACTCGGTTTTTTTGTAACAGCAGTTTTTAGCTTACTTCCAGGATGTTCTTTACGGTAAGTATTTACAGCTTTCTTACTCATCCCATCAGTTTTATCTTTTTTGTTTACTTTTTGCCAATCTTCATTGATAAATTCGCGTGCTCTCATTTAATGATCCGCTCCCATTTCTTTGTTCTTCGTACAGCCTTAAGGCAATTAATTAACTTTAAACATTTCGTCAGGTGAGAAGAAATCTTTCTTTCTCATCACTGTTTTTGCAAATAATGTCTTACCATGATCAGTATCTCTAATAACAAATGGTAAATTAATATCTGTCAATAAATCTTTCATTACTGCTTCAATATTGCCTAATTTGGAAATGTCTTTTCCATTATATTTATATTGTTTTTTAAACATACTTATTAATTCGTTTTTAGTTACTGGTTCGCCATTACGTTCATGATTAGCTTGTGTTAAAAAATGTGATGAAAATTCAACATCAATGCCTAATTTTTGCCATAAACCGTTTGCAAAACGTTCAATTTCTAATAAATTCGAGGGGGTTATTTCTTCTAATAGTTCTTTTATTCTCATTGTTATTTTTTATGTGTTTCAGTAGTTGATTCATCTATCATTGATGAATGATCACTTCCTGTAAATTTTAATGTCAAAATCTTTTTAGCAATTTCTGATCCACCAACAACTGCCATATATATTAACAGTGTTTCCCAACTTTCATTATCTGCTGTTTTAATAACAACATATGTAGCAACACCATATGCAATATGCGTCCATATTTTTGAAGTACTTGCCTTTCCAGTATGTGAATCTTGATATAAAAATTTCATGATTTTACTCGTTTTAAATATATTATACCAGTGACTAATATTAAAATTGTCACTATTATCATTATTAATATTGTTATAAACAAACCAGCAGATAATATTGTTGCTATTATAAAACCAATTGTTTTTATAAAATTCATAGTAGTAAACATAATATCTCCTAGTTTTATTATATTTAGTATTTTTATAGATAAATATCTTCGCTAATCTATTGACAAGGTTGTCAATAGATAGTATAATATAATTTTTAACAATAGGAAATATTAAGTAATGGCAACAGGAAAAATTAAGTGGTTTTCAAATGAAAAAGGTTTTGGTTTTATTACTCCAGATAATGGTGGTGACGATGTATTTGCACATTTCACTGCTATTCAATCAAATGGTGGTTTTAGAACATTAACGGAAAACCAACCAGTAAGATATGATTTAACACAAGGTCAAAAAGGTTTACAAGCATCTAATATAGAGACTTTATAAATTTCATTCAAACGCAGTATTAAAAATACTGCGTTTTTTCAAAAAAAGTGTTGACAATATAGTAATTTTAATATACAATACACACTATTACAATAACAAACTCAGGCACTCTGTTAATACGAAAGTATTATCTCAATAACAAACTCAGGCACATTATGAATAACTTAACTCAGGCACATAACTGCTAATATAAAGCTCCCACCGGCGACTGTAATTGGTGGACTTAAAGTTGGACCATTCTAGGGTCACAATGAAGTGAATTTCTGACGTAGCAGCAGAGATGTAAATCACTATCCTTTACAGGACGTTGATCGGATATGCCCGCACCAAACCGATTTGATTTACTTATTACAATAATAAAACCGAGGCTAAAAGAGTAGGGAGAACCTACACGTTTGTAAGCATGTTAGCGTATGTTTACAAGCCACCGTCATAATAATAACTGCGCTCGAGGTACCGGATGACCGCCTCTGTAATGCGTTAACGCTAATGGTATGCCTAACCAGCCGACTCAGTGAATATACTATTTTTTTGCCTGGGCAACTGGGTAATAATGGCTTACAATCTAGTGAATGGGATCCATAATTATTAACCATTATAATTGAAAATAATATCCATGAATGTTTATGAAATTGAGCGAAGCGAAATTGAAATGAACATGAAATGGAAGGGCGGCGTAAGCCCCCTCATATAATTCTTAATCATAATTTTATTGAATGATAAATAAATCTATCACTAAAGAACTCACACATATTTGTGGTGTTAACATAATTATAATAGATCGGAAGTTTATTATAATTCTTGGTCATAGACCATGCACCATGTTAATAATCTTAGATATATGATTACAGCATATATTTAAAAATTGATGAACAAATATGTACCATGTTAAGGCTGGACTATAGAGCAGAGCTGTAACTCTGGGCAGCCATGGAAATAAACCAAACTCTAAGAGTTCTTTATTGATGTATTTTTTAAACTTTAACTTATAGGAAAACAATAAATGAAGAAAATTATGATTTTTACTGCTGTATTAATGTTAACTGCATGTGCTACAAATTCTGATATCGAAGGATTGCAAACACAACTAGATACAATATCTAAAACTCAGTCTAGCATTACTGCAGATTTATCTAATACAAAATTATCATTGGCAACATCAAATGCTCAAGCTAATGCTGCATTATCACATTCTGAAAAAGCGTTAGCTAGTCTAAAAGATATTAATGATAAGTTAGATAAATTATTTTTATCATCACAACTTAAATAATTTATACACCGGGTAATTATATTATTACCCGGTATCTTTAACAGGAATTTATATGCATACTTTTACCGAAGAACAAAAAGATTTAATGAAATATTTGGAAATTAAACCAGAACATTACGAATTATGGTATTCAAGATTTCAAGAATCAAGTTTTGCAAGTATGGCACCTATAAAAAATGTTCATCCATTTACAAAATATTTAAAAAGATATGTGGCCATTAAAAATTTCAAGGAAAAAATAAAACAATGAGTACTGTTTACTTTTTAATCGGAGTACCAGGTTCAGGAAAATCAACTTGGGTTAAATCACAACAATGGACAAATGATTGTCGTTATATTAGCAGTGATCATTACATTGAAGAGTATGCTAAACGAGTTGGAAAAACATATAATGAAGTGTTTTCTGAATTTATACCACACGCTACAAAAATGATGAATGATGAAGTGGCTGATGCAGTTGCATCTGGAGATGATGTGATATGGGATCAAACTAATATTACTTCAAAAACTAGAATTAATAAATTAAAGCATTTTCTAAATTACTATAAAGTGGCTGTCGTGTTTACAACTCCAGATGAAGAAGAACATAAAAGAAGATTAAATCGTCCTGGTAAATCTATACCAACACATGTTTTAGATCAAATGAAATCTAATTTAGAAATGCCAACAGAAGCTGAAGGGTTTGATAAAATTATAGTTGTTCCTTAAATGCAACTAATTCTTGCATAACACTCTTTAAAAATCTTCTATATACATTTTTATATTTTGTATCTTCACTATTTGCCATAAATGAATATGGATGCTGTATTTGATTAGTTTTTAATTGATTTGTAAAATTGTTTATCGATATTAACTGTTGAGTTTTTGATTTATTTACTAATTTAGAAGCAAAATCACTAACTAATTCTTGTGCATAAGCAGTTATTTCTTCTGGCTGTGCTAAATATACATCAACATTTTTAGGATCATTCAAATCTTTTCTAGCTAAGAAAACATTTAATCTATTCTTATTTAAATCTTCTTTATCACCTTTATAATTTTGTTGTTGTTTTCTCGTTTTCAAATTTAATGAAGACAAATAATCATCAACTTGCTGTTTATTATAAATCTTGCTTTTTTCATAAGGTTTACCAGCTGATTTTATTTGTATTACATGTGTTATTTCATGTAAAAATATCTTAACTAATGATGCAATTGCCGTTTTTAACATATTTATTGTAATTTGTTGGTTCGATGTTTTACCCATCGCAGCCTGAGTTCTTATATGAGCTGCCCAATTTGCTATATTAGTCAATAACTTTTTATGTAATTTTAATTTATTTTCTTCAAATACATAACCACCAGATCCAGATTCGTTATCCATATCTAAAAATTCAATTTTAACATGAGTATCTGCTATTTCTTTTATTTTATCAGTTAAAAACTTTGTAATTTTTGCATCAAGTAATACAAGAAGTTTAAAACCATACTGTTTACTTTCTTCAGGTAAGTTAAACTGTTTATATGTTCTATTGTTAATTTCAGCAACAATCGATAATATTTCAGTCTGCAACTGTTGTGTATTAGATGATACTGAAATTCTTTCAAGTAATAATTCATTCATTTTCATAGTAATATTTATCATTTTCTATTGTTACAAATTAATGACATAAATTTAAAAATAAATCTTTATTGTTTATTATTTGTTGATAGTATTTTTACTTATAAGTTCTTGTTTTTTAACTATACTATCTGTATAATAAAACTATATACTATATAACCTGGAGGAAAATATGTTAGAAAAAATTAAAGAAAAAATAAAACCGAGTACATTAATATATAGTTTAAGTTTGTTATTATATATTGGATTAATTTGGCTTATGTTTTGTGGTTTTTTTATAGAAACAACATGGTGGTATTTGTAAAAATACTTGATTTAATTTGACAATTCATATATAATATACTTTTTAACGAGGTATAATATGAATAAATTAAATACCATAAAACAGTTTAATAAAATATGGGTAACATTCAATAAATCTGGGACTCACAAATTTCCAGATGCGTTACCTGGCACTCAATATAGTGATGTGAGTTATTTAAGTAATACACATCGTCATCTTTTTAAATTTAAAGTAACAATTGAAGTATTTCATGATGATAGAGAAATTGAATTTCATCAATTTTTAAATTGGCTTGAATCACTTTATACTGGAATACTTGATTTAAATTATAAATCATGCGAAATGATTGCTAATGATCTATACGAACAGATTAATTTAAAATATCCTAACCGTTATATTAATATTGATATAAGTGAAGATGGAGAATGTGGTTGTTCAATAGATTATTTTACCGATTAATTAGTGCATATAAATATTTGACATTATATGTCTTTTAATATATACTAATATCTTACATTAACTAACAGAGAGAAATATCATGGCATATCGTGCAAAAACATCAACACAAGCAGCAGCTAGAAGAGCATTACGTAGAAGACAAAAATAAGGAGAAAATATGGCAGGAAAAGGAAGTAGAGCAAGACCTAAAAGCGTATCAAGTGAAAAATTTGCCGCTAATTGGGATGCAATTTTTAGTAAAAAGAAAGAAGAAACCGATCAACAAGAGACTGTTGACGATATTAGCATAATGGATACAGATATGGAAAATAAAAATTATGATGGGTTAGTACGTGAGTATATGGCAATGTTTGTGGATAAACATGATGCTAATAAACGCATTTATGGATATTACTCGGATTGCACCGCAGATGAAGCATTGGATCAAGCAAAGAATCAATATCCTGATTTAGAGTTGATGGCAATTTCACCAGGCCCATCTATTGATGTAAGAAGAGAACAAATTGAAAAGTACGGACGGTGGTTTTTTAATGCAGCTGAAGAAGAAGAATTCTTAAATACTCAACCCATCACAACAACTGACGAAATAGGTGAATAATGGCAACAATTAGTAAAGCAAATAGACCACGCTGCACGCCAGCGTTAACTAGAAATGGTAAAATTAGATTAAAATCTTTTAATTTAACCCAGTTGAGAGATATGTTTGAAAAAGCATCATCAAAGAAAGCAAAGGCCAGGGTTAGATCTAGAATTTTAGTTTTAGAAAAAAGAGAACGTAAAGTAGCATGAGCACAATTTTAATAATGGGGCTTCCTGGCTCAGGAAAAACAAATCTTGCTGAAAAACTAGCATCATTATTAATGAGTAGCAATGTTACTGTAAATTGGTATAATGCTGATAAAGTAAGAGAACATTTAGATGATTGGGATTTTTCATATGAAGGGCGATTTAGACAAGCACATCGTATGAAAAATCTCGCAGATTCTTCTGAATCAGTACATACCATAATTGATATGGTTGCACCATTAGAAGAATTTAGAGAAATAATCAACCCAGATGTATTGATATGGGTTGATACTATTAGTAGTGGTAGATATCCAGATACTAATATTTTATTTACTCCACCAAAAAAATATGATATTAGAATAATTGATCATAATTTTGATAAATGGTATGAAAAAATACTTGACTTAATTTATTAATCGTGTATAATAAGGTTTTGGTGCTTTAAATTAAAGCACCCGGTAAAGTAAAAAGATAAAAGAGGATATACTACAAAATACTGCTGTGTAACGGCAGTGGCATGGCGATATAACGCGTGATCCAAATTAATTGACTTTGTAATTTGTTTTTTGGGAATATGCGTTCATTGTGTTTTGTATATTGTGTTTTGTATATTGTAATTTGTCTGAGTATATTACTCGATCTTTTTACCTACTGTTTAATTTAACAAAGAGAATATTATGAGCCTAACAATTTCACTCCGAAAATCTGCAGCTATTCAAATAGCAATCAACGAATTGTTAAAATCAATTCCAATTATTACATCTACTAATGTTAATATTTTTCAAAATACTGAAACACTATTTGATGAAATCAAAAAAGAAAATCTAAAAAATAGCGAGCGTATAAAAAATTTATTTTATGCGTTGGAATACATTCGTATATCTATTGGAAATGCTAATCATACAGCTGGGATAAATGAGTTATTAGCTAAATCTGCATCATTAGAAAAAATGATGCTTCAATATTCTTCATTAGCGTCAAGTCCAGTAAAATTACCTGATGAAGTATTAACTGGAACTTTAAAGAAATTAAAAGACCAAGAAGGCAACTATTATCATAAAGATTATATTGAATCTGGTATATATTCAAAAGATGATATAGGTGTGTTTTCAGATAATGTCCAATTAATGAAAAGAAAAAAACAAACCATTAAAGATCAATTGTTGGAATTAAATATTAAAATCACTATCGAACTTCCAGAGAATATTGTTGAAACATTGGTTAATGAGAAAATTTTATGAGAAATATTTTAGAATTTATTATTTGGTTAATAAAGAAAAATTTAATTGGATCTGTAATAATTGTCAGTCTTTTAATACTAGAAGTATCTTATTTAATTCTTGATCTTGAAACATTTAAACATGTGGCATTATTTTTTATTGGTTTGTTTTTAGGATTGTGTGGTATAAACGTTATAGGGTATATGGTAATATTACCATTGAAATGGGCATATAGAGATTTTATAAAAGAGAAAGGAGAAAAATAATGCAAGTAAACGCAAGACATATTTTAGTAGAAACGTTTGAAGAAATTCAAAAAATTAAATCACAGTTAGATGAAGGATCATTATTCACTCAACTAGCTAAATCACATAGTAAATGCCCAAGTGGTGCAAATGGTGGGGATTTAGGTCCTTTTGGAAGAGGTCAAATGGTAAAACCATTTGAAGATGCAGCATTTGCATTGGAAATTGGAAAAGTTAGTGAACCAGTTCAAACACAATTTGGATATCATTTGATTCAACGCATTGGTTAAATATGTTTGGCGGGTCTGACAGCATCTGCTATCCCGCATCGGCTGAAGCGAAATGTCAGAATGGGCTGCTCTCACGGGGTTTAATACTTTTCCTGTCACCCGAAAAAGTATAATTATCCAAAATATTGACTGAATTTCTTCAATTCTTCTTCCGTTAAATTATTCTTTGCTCGATTTGCCTTGAAAGATATAATTTCTAAATTATCAATTGAATAACCTTTTGATGAATCTTTTCTATCAAAACTTGCACTATCATCTTGTGGACTACCCCTGTGCCATTTCAACGGAATTCCTAAAATAGGACATGTTATTGGAATATCTAACAACCATATGTCATGTACTGATAAATCAAATTCTATGCCACGTTTCTTAGCAGATTGTTTTAATCTATTATAAATTATCTTAGGGTCAGGTGGTTTTAAATAATAATCCATATTATATTTATTGACATTTTATAAAATATCTGTATAATATGTTGAATATTAACGATGGAGCATTTTTATGAACACATACATAACTTCAGATTTACATTTTTCACATAAATCAATAATTAGATTTTGTCCAGAAACACGACCATATACAGATATTGTTCATATGAACTTAGAAATGATTAAACAATGGAACGATATTGTAAATCCTGACGATTTAACATATATCCTTGGTGATATTTCTTTTTCTAGCCCAAATAATGCAGTAGAAGTTATATCACAACTTAATGGTAAAAAAATTTTAGTATTTGGTAATCATGATAGTGGATTGTTAAGAAAACAAACTTTTAGAGATTGTTTTGAATCTATACATCAGTTGCTAGATGTAAAATATAATGATCAAAAAATAGTAATGTGTCATTATCCTATATTTGATCACAAAAATTGTGAACGTGGTGCATTAATGCTTCATGGTCACCGTCACGGTAATCCAACAGGAATAACTGGCCGTATAAAAGATGTAGGTTATGATGCTACTGGAAAAATAGTATCACTGCTAGACGATATCATTGAAGAATTACTATTAATTGAACCAATGATGCATTATTGACAGATATAAAGAAATAACTTATAATACACATTAATTTAACAACTGAGAAAAACTTATGAAATATATATTTGCACTTTTACTGTTAACATCGAGTCTTGCGTTTGCATATGATGAATCTCCTACAGATACATTTAATGCAGAACATAATATGACTAACTCTACATCAGTCACTTGGATACAAGTTGATGATATAGAAAAAACATGTACTTTTGAAGCTAGTAAACGTGGCATGCCTAATTTTAAATATAAAATGCGTGCATGTTCATTTTGGAATAGATCATTATTTGGTCATTCATGTATAATTTACACTAAGCATACGGTAAATTATCATACAATGGGTCATGAAGTAAGACATTGTTTTGCTGGTAAATGGGCAGGACATCCGTAATTTTAATAACATAGGAATAAATACACATGATACCAATGGTTGTAGAACAAACTCCAAAAGGAGATAGGGCGTTTGACATCTTTTCAAGAATGCTTAACGATAGAGTAATTTTTTTGAATGGTGGAGTTAGTACTGAAATGTCACATGTAGTAGTGGCACAATTACTATACTTAGAATCAGAAGATACCAATAAAGATATTTACCTATATATTAATTCACCTGGTGGAGAAGTAACTGCTGGATTAGCAATTTATGATACTATACAATTTATAAAACCAGATGTTTCGACCATTGTTATGGGACAAGCATGTAGCATGGGTAGCTTTTTAGCAAATGCTGGAACACCTGGAAAACGATTCATGCTGCCTACAAGCCGACATATGATTCATTCAGTTTCCGGTGGCCATAGAGGCACAGTTTGGGATGCTGAAATTCAAATGGAAGAAATGATTCGTTTGAATAACACATTAACAGAGATGTACGTCAAGCATAATACTAAAGGAAAAACTTTTGAAGAATTTAAACAAGCAATGACTCGTGATTGTTTCTTAAATGCACAAGAGTCTATTGATTTCGGATTAGCTGATGAGATAATTACAAAGCGAAAATAGGGTAACAAATGAGAAAACCATGGGATGTAATAACAGCGTTAGAATCTGACAATAGTAGAATAGCCAAAGAGACATTGATAAAGCAAGAAGCTGGATCAAAAAATGATGATTTCTTTCAAGGTGTTAAACTAGCATTAGATTCGTTAATTTCATTCGGGGTTAAACAAGTCCCAGTTCACGGTGGTCCAGATGGTCAAGGATTGCCCTCAGCAGTTTTTTTCAAACTGGTTGAACAATTGCAAAACCGTGAACTAACTGGAAACGATGCTAGAAATGCCATTGAATTGTGTCTAAAAACAGCTACTCGCGCTGAATGGAACAATTGGTATAGAAGGATACTAATAAAAGATTTACGTTGTGGTGTAAGTGAAAAAACGGTTAATAATGCTGTAAAAAAACTTTGTCCACAATATTCCGTCCCAGTGTTTACAGTCCAATTAGCCAAAGATATTGTTGGTGAAGAACATCGTTTAGTTGGAAAGAAATTAATTGATGTTAAATTAGATGGAGTTCGGTTAATTTCTATTGTGTATCCAACTGGAAGGGTTGATCAATTCAGTCGTAACGGAAAGGAAATAATAAATTACCCTCACATAAAAAATGAATTCTCTATTGTTTCTAACACGTTATCGGAACCTATGGTATTTGATGGAGAAGTTGTTAGTTCATCGTTTCAAGATTTGATGAAACAGTTGTATCGAAAAGACGACGTTGAAACTAGTGATGCAAAACTTCAATTATTTGATATATTACCATTATCTGAATTTGAAAATGGATCATCAACCTTAAATCAGAGTGAACGGTCAATGTATCTTCGTGATTGGGTATCACAACATTCATTTAAAAGCATCGATGTGATTGGTCAAGAATTGGTTGATTTAGACACACTAGAAGGTAATTGCAGATTTAAAGAAATAAATAAATCTGCAATAGATGGTGGATTTGAAGGCATAATGATTAAAGATCCATATGCATTGTATGAATTGAAGCGTTCATATTCTTGGATGAAATTAAAACCATTCATCGAGGTTTCATTGGATATTACTGGAGTAGAAGAAGGTGAAAAAGATTTAATTGGAACGCTAGGTGCATTAACATGTTCTGGTATTGATGATGAAAAACAAATAACAGTAAATGTTGGTGGTGGTTATTCCCTTAAATTACGAGCACAAATTTGGGCAAATTATACAAAAAAACCAGTGCAATGGACACATGTGAAAAATAAAGAACTTATTACCGAAACTGAGTATCCAGACGGGTCTGATCTAATTGGTAGAATCATTGAGATACGTGCTGATTCAATATCACAAAATCGAGATGGAACATTTAGTTTACGATTCCCTAGATTTCGCAGATTTCGAGGATTTGAACCTGGTGAAAAACTATAAAAATCTTGTTGATAGTATAGATATAATAAAACATGGCAGAAGAAAAAAACTTAATAAAAGAAGCTCCCTCTAGAAATTGTCCAAAATGCGGGGCAGCCATGCTGTTATTCACATCACTTAATATGAAGGCGTGTGTTGATTGCTTTGCAGAATATGATTGGTTTCTAAAACCAAAACAAAAACCATTAATACAATATCAACGATGATTTTAACTTAATACCACAATTAAATAAACAACAAGGAATAAAATGAGTAATATATTTAAAGATCAAGAAAGATTTATGGTTGCATCAGACCAATCAGTTGACAAATACAACGCAGAACAGTATAATTTGTACATAAATTTAATTACAGAAGAAGTTAATGAATTAGCAGATGCTATTGAAAATAACGATGTAGTTGAACAATTAGACGCATTAATTGACATCTTAGTAGTAACTGTTGGTGCGTTACATTCAGCTGGTGTTGATGCACAAGGTGCATGGGATGAGGTTATTCGTTCCAATATGAGTAAAGTAGATGTTACAACTGGCAAAGTAATTAAACGTGAAGATGGAAAAGTAATGAAACCAGCTTCATATTCTCCACCAAATTTAAACCCATTTATAACAAAGCAGTGAATAAAAAATATTCTTCTAATTTAACTGGAAACAACAATGGCTAAAAATGTAAAAATTGCCGGTGCTTCAAAATCTAAAGCTAAAAAAACACGTATAACTTCAGTTTCAATACGAGAAAATAGAGGAAAGGATTTAAGTCCTTTATGGGATGGATATGAAACATGGCCTGAGGGCGCGTTTTTAAGAACTTTTCATGACGCCATGAAACATTATAATATAAATCTTTCTAAAAAAGATTATAAGCCAGCTGTATTAAAATGGATGCAGACTGTCAATTATGATAAAGACGTTATAACACAATTTAAATCTACTAAAGATTGGCACTGCAATTCTACAACTGGTGGTATAGCCTTATGCTTATTAAGAGGAATGCCATCAAGTCATAAAGAAATAAACAATGGTGCTAGTATGGAAGAATGGTTACGTAATAAAATCATATATATACTAACCACAACATCTGAATCAATTAGTGATGATGAAGATGATGAAACACCAGTAACAAAACTTGTGGCACCTGTAGTTACCATTCAAGATCGGGTTTATGATGCATCCTTATTAATGACTGATGAAATTGAAGACGCTATTGAAGTTTGGCAAACTGATCCAGATAATTTTGATCCTAAAAAATTAAAAATAGTAAATTTGCTAAAAGGAAAAGAAGTAAAAGCAGCACATGCTAGATTTATTCGTGAATATTATGGTAAAATATTAAATGAGTTTGAAGAATTACATGGATTAGAAGTTGATGAACAACTAAAAGAAGGTTATTCACATAGAACTAAAAAACAAACAAAAAACATGCTATTGTTCTTAAAGGAGATTCAATCAGCGTGTGATATGCTTATACAAGAAGCTAAAGCAGAAAGAAAAGTTCGCGCTAAAAAATCAGTGCCGAAAGATAAACTGGTATCTAAATTAAAATATTTAAAAACATTTGAACCGTTAAAATTAGTATCAATAAATCCTACAAGTATAATTGGTGCAAAAGAATTATGGTGTTTTGATACTAAAACTAAAAAATTGTTTAAATACGTTGCATCTGAGTTCGATGAGTTAGCAGTAAACGGCACATCTGTTACTGGTTTTAATGAGAGTCTTTCAATTGGTAAAACACTAAGAAAACCAATGGAACAATTAGCAGAATTTAATAAATGTGGTAAAGTATCATTAAGAACATTTATGGATACAATCAAAACAATAGACATCAAGGCAACTGGTAGGATTAATCAAAATCAAATACTATTGAAAGTTGCATAAATTAATAGGAATTAATATGAGTTATAAATGGGTTATAGATAAAGAATTTTCATGGGAAGGCGGACACAGAGTATGGGCTCAGAAATTAGATAGACCAGATTTAAGTATTAGTACTGATTGTGCATGTAAACATTTACATGGTCATAGCTATACTATTAAAGTATTTTTAGGTGCTGATAGATTAGATGATAGTTCAATGGTTACTGATTTTAAAAATTTAAATTTTATGAAACAATTTGTTGATGATGTATTAGATCATAAGTTTATGATAGATATAAATGATCCAAATTTTGAAATCATCACTGGAGTAAATCCTAAAGTAGTTGAAAAAGCAGAAAATTTTGATTTTCTTATAGATTATGTAGATAGTGCTGATCCAAATATTCAATTACATTATCAAAGTTTTGTTTTAGTTAATTTTGTTCCTACCTCTGAGAACATTTGCAAATATCTTAAAATTTATGCACAAAGTATGATCGATGATGTTGCAAAAGTAGTTGCCCTTGAGTTATGGGAAACAAAAAAAAGTCATTGTAAATATATAGGATAAAAAAAAGGGCGATTCCGCCCTTTTTTTATTTAACTTATTTTTTAGTTTTATTATATTTTCTTTTTGGTTTTACTTGTGGATCTGGTGTATTTTCAACCACTGCTGACGGTTTTTTAGTTTTTGGTTTTTTATCTTTTTTAGTAATAACCTTTTCTACTATTTCAACAGTTTCTAAAACTGGTGCAATAATCTCTTCAATTTTTTCATTCTCTTTAGTTTTTAGTAATCCAAATATTTTTTTTATTGTATTAATCATATTAATCTCCCAATGTTATATTTATCATTACGGATAAATACTATATAATTAAAGGGTAATTTTTATATGGCAAATCAAGTAATTAATATCGGAAATTCAGGAAATGATGGTACTGGTGATGGTATCAGACAAGCATTTGAAAAAGTTAATTTTAATTTTAGTGAAGTTTATGCTGGTATTAACGCACCAACGTATCCGTTAGTGCCTGGTGACGGTTTAGAAACACTTGACGCATCAGGTACTCTTATTGCTAGTTATAATTCTAAAATTCAACAAGCGACTATAAAGCTTTCATCTACCGGAATAACACCTGGAAAATATTTTCATCCAAATATTATAGTAGATACTTATGGGAGAGTTATCGCAGTAACATCTGAACTTTCATACGATGTTGCCGAAAACAATTGGATCCCAATACCAAGTTCATATCGTTTAGGGCTAACTGGAAGTGGGTCAATATATATCAGTACTCGAAATATTCATGATGTTATAAAACAAGATGCATTTATATATACGTTAAGTAATGTTGTTGACGAAATTCATAGCTATACTGCTGAAGATACTATTTTTATACGTTTTATGATAAACGGAACGATAAGTGTTAAACTTTATTATTAATAGGTGAAATATAATGCTTAATATATGGTCAGAAAAATCTGGGTACTCGTTCGGTGTTTTTGACGAAAATACAGCTATTAGTGAATCGCTTCCTATACTGCCTTATCAAATAGCATCTTATAAAGTAATTTCAGGCCAACTTCCACCTGGATTAATTATACAAAATGATAGAATAGAAGGTATACCTGCTGAAGTTGGGGATATTACAGATTTTATATTTTGTATTCGTGCAACCAGCGGCAATCAAACATCAGATAGAACATTTACAATGACTATTACTGGTGCAGATCCAACAGTTATTGACACAAATAGCGGATTATTGCAAATAGGGTACCACGGTCAATATTATGCATTAGAAGACACATATGTAGAATTTAAAATTGCTGCCCATGATAATGATACTGCTGCAAGCAGGACATTAACATATTTTATTTCAAGTAATGACGGTGTTTTACCAGATGGGTTGTCATTATCACTTGATGGTGTAATTAGTGGAAAAGTAACACCGCTAACAAAATTATATAATGATCAAGTTGGGTATGAAAAATCAAGATATGAAAATAATTTGTATGACTCAGATGCACTTATAGAAGATCCAATCATAGTAGAATTGATTTATGATACAAAAGGTTTTGAATCATACGTATATGATTCTTTATTAACCAAAACACCATTTATCGATCCATCAAAAATTAGAGGGTATGATAGTTTTGCATTTGATGGACCTTTATTTGATACTGAAATTATACCAGTTACTGCTCCAAATAAACGTGGAGTAATAAAAGGATATGAAGCATTAGCGTATGATACTGATTTTTATGACACTAGCTTTGAAGATTTAGAAGCGATAGAATTAAGTAGAGTTTATGATTTTATAGTCACAGTTTCAGATGGTTTTTCTTCAATTAAGCGTCAATTTACTATATTTGCAGTTGGTAACGAGTTTTTAAATGCTGATAATAATCAATACACTATCGATTCAACTAATTTTACTATTGATGCAACACATATCATTCCTCCAAAATGGGTAACACCAGCACAGTTAGGATTATTTAGAACTGGAAATTATATAGCTGTTGTTATGGCGGTTTATTCACCAGCATCAACAATTTTTTCTATTGATAGTATTTCAAATTTACCATCAGGAATGCAGTTTGATCCAGTTACTGGAAGTATTTTTGGATATGTACCTGAACAAATAGCTAGACATCGTGACTATATATTTACAATTACTGCTACAGTATACGATGATCTAGGACATCATGAAAGTTCATCGAGAACTTTTAGCATGACATTAATTAATGAATTGGCTACTAAAATTACTTGGATTACAAATAATAATTTAGATACTCTACCCGCTAATATTATTTCTAACGTAGCATTAAAAGCAGTGAGTTCACATCAAGGTGCTCAGTTAATATATGAATTAATAGATGGTACATTGCCATCAGGTTTAGAGTTAGATCCAGATGGAAATATAGTTGGTACACCTTATATAACCAATACAACACCTAGCCAATTTACTATAAGGGCATCTGATTTAAATGGGACAGCTGATAGAACGTTTACAATGTCAATTGATATTTCTGATACACTTAGTTATAGTAATATTAAAGTAAAACCATTGTTAAAGATTGAACAACGCAAATTATGGAGTGATTTTATAAATGACCCTACTATTTTTACACCAAGTAGTCTTTATAGAGTAGGAGATGAAAATTACGGAATTCAAGATGAATTATCCATGTTAATTTATGCTGGTATTCAGCGCGATACTGCAAGCATGTTTGTTAGTAGCATGAATCATAACCATAAAAACAAGAGGTTTCAATTTGGAAATATATCATATTCAACTGCAGTTTCTCCTGGCACAAGAAATGGTCTCTATGAAGTTATATACTTGCAAATGATTGATTCAGCTGAGATTAATGGTAAATCAGCTTCGTTAGAAAAGTCAATCAATGATAATGTTTATTACCCAAGTAGTGTTAATAATTGGGAACAACGCATTAAAACAACACATAATTCAACATTAATAACTAATGGAAACTATATACCTTTGTGGATGCAATCAATAGATTTAACTAACTCTACTGACGTTGGTTTACGTTTAGTTATTCCATTATGTTTCTGTAAAGTAGGAAAAGCTGCTGGTATTATATCAAATATAAAACGTAGTAATTTTGATTTTAAACAAATAGATTATTACATAGATCGTTACATAATAGATGCTGTTACCGGATACCCAAATGATAAATATTTAGAATTTAACAATGATAGGATGACAATATGAGTAATATTAATTACGATGCAATAGATGTAACATTTCCAGTAGCTGGTGTGGATAATAGTAGTCAAGGTTTTAGGGATAATTTTACATATATTCGTGAAGGATTGCTTGCGGCAAATACAGCAATTACAACTTTGGAAAATAGATCAGTTTTAAAAGCATCATTGGCAACTAACTCTTCAGGAAATACGTCTAGTGTAGTCAATGATATCGGCCAAAGTACAATAAGCAATGGCAAATTCAAACAATTTAATAGTATAGTTCATACTGATGTTGTTTTAAGTGGTGTTACAAATTCTAACGAAATAAATTTAAATGTAGCACCCACATATGAATTATCTCTCACATATAGTGCTTCATTAAGATTTACTAATTGGGGTGTTGCTGGAACATATTCACATGCTACCATAATTTTAGATAATAGTCAACAAAGTGGAGTTTGGGATGTTGGTTTTGAAACAACAACCCCAGGAAATATTCATTATAGTAAAAAACTGCTTGAATATTTTCCAACTCAATCATTAACCGCTAATAAAGTTTCATTGGGTGGTAAATCAGTAAGTCAAATTAACGTTACTAGCCCTGGCTCATCATACACAGTACCAGCGACCTTTACTTTTACTACGGCGAATACAATAACCAATTATAGACTACCTACTGCAACTGCTACATATAAAGTAGTAAATTTTATTTTTGGGAATGATGGATCAGGATATGTTGTTGATGATATTTTTTATGATATTACTAATCCACAAACAAAATTAAAAGTAACAAGTATTGGCAATTCTGGAATGATAACTGCACTAGATTTAATATCAAGTGGGATTTATGATACACCAACTTCATTCACCAATCCGACAAGAAATTTATTTTCTAATTCAGCAAATGGCTCTGGCGCAATAATTCAGATATACTTTGGTATTGACAAAATAACAGTCACTGATCCAGGCCAAGGTTTTACAGAAGCACCAACTGTTGAAATTATATCAGCAAATTCAACTCCAGCAGAAGCAACTGTTGTGTTAGGGGAGATTATAAATAAAAAAGTTCTCCAAGCATGGAGTACTGATGGTGGAGATAATGTGTATATTGATTTAATCGGAGAATTTTAATGCATCCATTAGTTGGTGATATAAGTGAGATGAAAGATGCTGATATAGAAGCAAAAATATATGATTTGACAAATAAGTATTTTAATACCCGAAATCCAGATATAAAAGCAGAGATAATTTTATATTTAGATACGTATAACGCTGAAATAGAACGTAGAAAAGTACTTGCATGGCAAAAAACATTAGAAACACCAAATAAAAATCTTGACAAACTAATCAAAGTAAATTAAAATATTATCTATGCAAATAGATAAATTTAAAAATCCTGTTTTTAACGAAACTGATATATTTAATGCAATATATTTAGGTCATATTGATAAACTTAACGAGTTAATGGTTTCGGATAATATTGATATTGACCAATTTATTGAAATTTCTAATATAAATTTTACAAAATATAATAGCACAATCCAAACACTTAACATCAATGAATTTGATACAGCTCTTCAAGATAAATGGTTCATGCCAGAAAAATACTATACATTTGATGTAAGTGAATTCTGTTTAACAAAATGCGTTTCTAATGTAGAAAAAGAAAGAGTAGAAATTGAATTATCTGAGTTTAAAAATAGAAACTTAATTAGATTGCTACAATGGTTAAAATATTTTGTAGATACTTGTTTGGAAAACAATGTTTTGTGGGGTGTTGGACGTGGAAGTTCTGTCGCTAGTTATGTGCTATTTTTATTAGGTGTGCATAAAATAAACTCAATTAAATATAACATAGATTATAAAGAATTTTTTAGATAAACAATAAAATGATAAGTACTATTCTATAAGGAGGCATTATGACCGGATCAATGTATAAATCTATTTTAGGTAAAGAAGTAAATATGGAACAATTAATTAACCAACATGAAATGACTGTTGCTGTTGGTAATGTTAGAGTAAATGCACGCGGTGATGAGTTAGGACCAGGCGGTAAAATTATTAGAAAACATGAAGATGTTATTAAAGAAATATCATCCTCACAAATAGTACCCGATTATACAAGACCAGTTGCACAAGCAGAAAAACCAGTTACACAAGAAAGCACTGTGACAATTCCAAACCCTGTGCCAGCTGTTGAACAACCACCAGTGGTAGAAGTTAAACCCAATAATATTTCAAAAGGTAATAAATGAGTATTTCACCAGTAGTTAAACCAATTCATGATCATGTCATTGTTACTGATATGAATTTTGATGAGCAAAAAACTGCAAGTGGCATTATTGTTAATAGTGATAATGGCAAATCTGAAGGTATTAGACCTCGATGGGCAAGAGTATGGGCAATAGGCAAAGAACAAAGCGACGTAAACGTTGGTGATTGGATTTTAGTAGAACATGGAAGATGGACTCGTAGCTTTGAAGTCATAGATCATGATGGCTCTAAAATTAAAATTTTACGAGTCGATACTAATGCAATTATAGCAGTTTCTAACTTTTTACCATCTGATATTAATATCGGCAAATCAAACGCGTCAACAACCCAAGAGTTTGATTTCTCACAACCAATGTTTTAAATATTAGTAGCACATTTAATACTGTGCTACTATCTTTCTTTTTCTTAACAAAAATCCGAGAATAAAATGGCAACAGAACTATGGACTGAACGTTACCGACCTAAAACACTTGATGGGTATGTATTTAATAACGATCAACAACGACAGCAAGTTGAACGATGGATTAAAGATAAATCAATCGGTAATTTACTTATATTAGGTGGGGCTGGACGTGGAAAGACAACATTAGCTAAAATATTATTTAATGAATTAGAGATAAATCCATTTGATATTTTAGAATTAAATGCAAGTAGATCAAACTCAATTGATGATGTTCGTGAAAAAATTACAAATTTTGTTCAAATGATACCCTTCGGATCTTTTAAAGTGGTATTATTGGATGAGTTTGATTTCTTTTCATTACAGGCACAAGCAGCATTACGTGGGGTCATGGAAGAATATCACGAAACTGCAAGATTTATACTCACTGGTAATTACAGTAATAAAATAATTCCAGCGATACATTCGAGATGTCAAAGCTTTCCAATTGAAACAATTGATCATACTGAATATACTGCGCGTGTTGCTACTATCTTAATGAATGAAAATGTTAAGTTTGACTTAGATACGTTAGATACATATGTAAAAGCATCATATCCTGATTTACGCAAATGTATTAATAATATTCAAATGAATAGTTTAGATGGAGTGTTGCAAACACCACAATCCGATTCATCTGGTAGTGCTGATTATAGACTAGAAATGGTAAATTTATTCAAAGCAGGCAAAATTAGAGAAGCTCGCAAATTAGTATGTAGTCAAGCAAGACCAGAAGAGCATGATTCAATCTATAGATGGATGTATGATAATATTGAAATTTTTGGTGATGAAGAAAAGCAAGACAAAGCAATTTTAATTATTCAAAAAGGAATTGTTGATCAAGTTGCAATGAGTGATACTGAGATTAATTTGGCTGCAGTTATGATTAGATTGTCTAAATTGTAAGACGAAGAATAAGTGGGTTGTTAATCCAACCCACTTATATAATTTATTATTTTTTACTATTTTTAATCGCGAGTATCCATGCTTTACATTCTGGTGATCTAACAATATCAGATGGTCTATTAAAATCAACAAATCCAGTATATTCTTCTAAATTTGGTGATGTTTCTACCATTTGTTTTAAATATAACAGTCCACTTTTTTCATCTAATGCTGATTGCTCTAAATCTCCAGCTAACACCATTCTACAACCGCCCATACGAGTAACAATAGAAATTGCTTCTTTAACGGTTAAATCTTCTGCTTCATCACATATTACAAATGTATCTGGTCCAAAACTCATACCTTTAATAGTTTCTAACGGTATAAAAGAAATATCGCCAGTTTTAATAGCGATTTCAACTACAGATTTTCCTAAACGTTTATTCATTATATCTAAAATAGGCAATAACCAATTAGTCATTTTTTCAATAAGAGAACCGCTGAAATAACCTAAGCTTTTGGAATTTGAAACATTTGGTCTGGTCAAATATATTCTATTAATTTCACCTTTTCGCCACATATCACATGCCATTACTGTAGGAATATATGTTTTTGAAGTTCCTGGATATCCAGTTGAAATTATTATTTTTTTAGTTAAAATATGATTAATATAAGTTGCTTGAAGCGGATTTAATGGAACTAACGGTGTTATGTTTTCCTGTCTTGCAACTGCAAACTTAGGTTTAATTATTTTATCTGATTCAACTTTCTTTTCACGTTTTAAAGCCATTTGTTATCTCCGACGATATTTTAAATTAATGAATATTCCTTATCCATTACATTTATTTATATAACAATACATTCATGTTTATACATAAGTCATAAAATGCTAAATACTAGAACAACTTTGGGAAGAAAAAATGGTTACTGATATATTAGATGTAATAAAAAATATTCAAGACTTATATGAGAATAACTCTAGTTTAGGCATATTAAAAGATTTTGAGCGAGTTCTTGATGAAATGGATTTATATGTTTATGATAATTGGATTGATGGTGAATTGGCGTACGGGCCTGTTGTAGGAAGACATTGGATAACAGTGGGCTTCATGTGGCCAAGAGATAAAATGCCAGATCCAATTGGTGGTAAAAGATTAGTGGATATCGGATGTAAGGTAGTTTATCAAAAATCTCATTTAATTGAACCTAGACCAATAAAAACACCAGAAGATATTCGACCCAATAGTAAAAAAGGTAAATTAGACAGAAGGCCTATATGGATTGTAGAATTTCAAATGCCCAAAAAAGTTGCATTTGATATGTATAAAGGTTATATGAATAAAATGAAAAATGATGAAGAACACTCTGATAAATTAAAAGAGACTACTCCTGTCAACGGAGCACCAGCCCCTACTGTACCAGGCGCCGTCCCACCATCTGCACCAAGTGGAATGCCACCTGCTGCACCACAAACAGCACCAGCGATGTAAACATCATGAATATTATAAATGAAAATTTAATGGCGAATGATCTTAAAAACTTAGTTAAAAAAGTTTTTGAAATCGATTCTTATAAAAGTAAAATAGATGATGACCAAGACGTTGTTGTACTTAGTTTCACAGTTGATCATGAGGATGCAGCTAAGGACTTGGAAAATTTCATAGAAATGGGATATGATTTTGTATTAGATGCTGATACTAGCCCAGGTGAAACTGAAAATGGTACATATATTGTTTTTGTTGAATTAGAACGTGGCAGAAAAGTTGCAGAACAGATATATGAAATTTTAGAAGGTATTAAAAAATTATCAGGTTTAGAAGAACTGAGATTTAGATATTATAAAAGTTTTAAAAGCCAACCTGCATCAATTGAAAACTTAAAATCTGAAGTTCCAGCTGATAAAAATTCATACTTTTTATCTACAAAACAAAATAGTTTAAATAACTTTAGTAACTTCTTTTCTAATAGTTATGCCAATGATTTAAATGTTATTGATGAATCGATAGAATTTAAACGTGAATATGCACAAGCAGTAAAATTTAATATTATTACAAGTGGGCCTAAAGATTATGTTTATAATTCTATCAAAGGCCCGATAATGCTTGAAAGTAAAGATATTTCCGAAGTTATATTTTATACAAAATATATAGGAAATTACAATATTACTAAAATAAATAATGTGTTTATTTTTGAAAATAACGGATGGGCAGTGGCTTTAAGAAAATGATGTTCATACTTCACTTTATGCCTGATAATTTTATTATATGGATAGTTCATCTTGCTATTTTTATTGGTATCACAGGCAATTTTGTTGGATTAATCGTAAAATTTGTACCTATAATAAACAATTATCAACATATCATAAAAAATATATCGTTGGTATTGTTAATAACTGGTGTATTTTTTGAAGGTTTCTTTTTTTCAGATAAACAATGGAAAGATAAAATTTTCGAACTTGAACAAAAAGTTATCGTAGCAGAACAAAAATCTGCTGTTGTAAACACTATAATTAAAACTGAAGTTGTGAAACAAGTTAAAGTTATTAAAGAACAAGTAGCTGAAACATATGAGTTAATTAAAACTAACGAAAAATCAATCAATTCTGAGTGCAAAATTCCCGAAGTTGCATTAAAAATTTATAATGACTCCATAATACATCATCATGAATAAATTATTAATAATTACAATGTCATTATTTTTGACCGCATGTTGGACTTCTACAGTTCCAATAAAACCAAAATTTCCTGAAGCACCGAGTATATTATTAGAACCCGTCCCATTATTAAAATCATTAAATGGAAAACAAACTCAATTAAGTGATATTTTATCAAATGCAAATGCAAATTATGGTACTTATTATGAAAGTAGAGAAAAACTTTTAGCATGGCAAAAATGGTATAAAGAACAAACGGAAATATATTCATCTATCAAGTAATACTTCTTCTTGACATTTACAATTATTCGTAGTACAATTACTTATACACTAAATAATCTTTTTAACTATTAATAAATTGAGACTATGAATGAATATTATCAAACATTGGGCATAGACCCTTCAGCATCAGCAGATGAGATTAAAAAAGCATACCGAAAATTAGCTAATCAACACCATCCTGACAAAGGAGGCGATCAAGATACATTTAAAAATATATCAGTTGCCTATGATACACTTGGTGATGTTGCAAACCGATCACAATACGATCAGCAACAACAAATGCAAAATAATCCATTCGGGCAATTTAACTTTAATGATTTTTTTGGAGGCGGTGGGCATCCATTTGAACAGATGTTCAGACAAACTCATCAACGAGTATATAGAAATAGAGATTTAAATATACAATATACTATTTCATTTATTGATTCATACTATGGAAAGCAAATTGAAGCAAATTTTACTTTACCAAGCGGTAAAAAAGAAACAATTGCAATTAATGTACCACCAGGTATTGACAATGGTATGACAATACGTTATGCTGGTATGGGAGATGACTCAATTCCTAACGCTCCACGTGGTGATTTAAATGTCACTATTAAAGTAGACCCTGATGAATTATTTAAAAGAGTCGGGGATGATATATATAAAACAATTTATGTATCATCAATCGAAGCAATGATTGGATGTTCTAAAAAAGTAGAAGCAATCACTGGTGAAGAAATGCTTATAGAGATTAGACCAGGAATACTTTCTGGTACTGAATATGCCAGACATGGGTTGGGATTTACTAATGTGAATACTACTAGAAAAGGACGGTTTGTTACTGTGGTTGATATTAAACCAACAATTGTAAAAGACCCAGAATTAGTTGCAAAATTAAAACAACTAGATATTGAAATTAACGAGAAAAATTAAGAATGGATAATAAAATGGTTGAGCCAAGTGAAAATTTACATAACGTTTTTGAAAATGCATCTGCGGCTGCGATAGCATTAAAACATGAGTATGTAACAATTGAACATATTCTATATGCGTTACTTATGGAAAAAGAATTTAATAAAGGTTTAGATGAAATTGGTGCAAATTCTAAAAAACTTAAAAACCAAGTTTATGAATTCTTAAATAATAAATGCGAAAGTATTATAACTGATGAAGACGGTGTTAAACCTAAAAAAACACAAGCAGTTGATAGAATCTTAAATAGAGCATTTACGCAAGTTTTATTCAGCGGTAGACCAGCAATTGAACCATCTGATATATTTGTTGCAATTATGGGTGAAAAACGCAGTTGGGCGTTTTATTACATTAGTAATGCAGAAATCAGTAAAGAAAAATACATTGATTATATACAACACACTGAAGAAACAACAGATAGTGACGAACTAAAACCATCTGATGATAATAGTAGAAGTGCAAAAGCACTTCAATCATTTACTACTAATTTAAATAAAAAAGTTTTAGATAAAAAAATCGATCCAGTGATTGGGCGTGCCACGGAGCTAGAAAATATTGCATTGTCTTTAGGAAGACGTAGTAAAAATAACGTTATTCTAGTTGGCGACCCTGGGGTTGGTAAATCTGCAATAGCTGAAGGATTGGCATATAATATTGTTAATGGTAATGTTCCAGAATTTTTAAAAGATTATACTATCTACGATCTTGATATTAGTGGAATGCTTGCAGGCAGTAAATATCGTGGTGATTTTGAAGAACGATTTAAATTAGTTCTTTCTGCATTACAGGATAACGGTAAATGTGTTTTATTTATAGATGAAGCACACATGATTAATGGTGCTGGATCTGGAAACAACTCTGCTAATGATTTAGCTAATATGATGAAACCTGCATTAAGTAAAGGTGATGTAAAAGTAATTGCTTCTACTACTTGGGAAGAATATCGCAAACATTTTGAAAAAGATCGTGCATTAGTAAGACGGTTTCAACGTATCGTGGTTGACGAACCCACACCTGATATGGCATTTAAAATATTAAAAGGTATTAAAAAATATTATGAATCACACCATGATGTAAAAATTAAAGATACTGCGCTAAATTCTGCAATTGAGCTAAGTGTGAAATATCAAGCAGATAAAAAATTACCAGATAAAGCAATTGATTTACTTGATTGTGCATGTTCTAGACTTAATTTAGTTAAAACTAAAAATAGAACTATTACAGATACTGAAATTCAATTTGAATTAGCTAAAATGATTAATATGCCATTAGAAAAAATAATGGAAACTGAAAGTTCTAATCTATCCACTTTACAAAGTAATATTGAAGCAGAAGTTTATGGTCAAAATGGTGCAATCACTGAGATTGTTGATAAGATTGTGGTTGCACATGCTGGATTAAAAAATGAAAATAAACCAATTGGTAGTTTTGTGTTTATGGGTCATAGTGGATGTGGTAAAACAGCAACAGCAATTTCATTAGCTAAACATCTTGGTGTTAAATTGTTAAGATTTGATATGAGTGAATATCAAGAGAAACACAGTATCAGTAAATTAATTGGTAGCCCGCCAGGTTACGTTGGTTTTGATGATAACGCTGGTCAACTAATAACACAGATTCAAGAAAATCCAAATGCAGTTTTATTATTTGATGAAGTTGAAAAATCACATCCAGACGTGTTAACAGTTTTATTACAACTAATGGATAATGGTTTTATTACTGGTAGTAATGGTAAACAGGCAGATTGCAGAAATATTGTATTAATTTTAACTACTAATGCCGGTGCTGCAAGTGCTGAGAAAAATCAAATTGGGTTTGGAAATCAAGAAAAAATTTATGATGATGCTGAATTGAAAAAATTCTTTACACCTGAATTCCGTAATAGACTTGATGGTATTATTACGTTTAATAAATTAAGTAAAGATGATATGGTGAACGTAGTTAATAAATTTATTGATGAATTGCGTAATCAAGTTAAACAAAAATCTATTCGTATTAAAATTAATAAAGATGCTATAAATTGGTTAATTACTAATGGATTTGATAGCAAAATGGGTGCAAGACCTTTGAACAGAATTATTGATAAAGAAATTAAACGTGATCTTGCTAAATTAATGTTATTTGGTGACTTGCAATCTGGTGGAGTATTATCCATTACCGTTAAAAATGATAAATTGCAATTACAACCAGTTGCAAAGAAATTTAAAATAGCTGACACAGTTGAAATATAAAAGTTAGTTATGCTAATAAAAACCGTATGTTATTTATAACATGCGGTTTTTTTATGGTTATTAAAATAGTAAAAATCGCTAAATACGTAATAACCCCTAACTTGAGAGTAGAATATGCGTATAACTGAACTTTTAGAAAGTAATGATTTTAATGATCTAGCTTTTATTAAACACACAGCTGATGGTAGAGAAATAGATTTTGATATTCCTGAAGACTTAATTTTTTTCATGCATGACGATGATGATACTTATAGAAAACAACTACATCCAATAATTACTAAGTGTATAGATCTAATTAGTGCCAATCGTAAGACAAATCATTCGTTTTTTGAACCAGCAGTGAAAAATAGTTACCATGCATATATTAAAAAATTTCCTATCCGTGAATTACCAGATGAGTTGGAATCATCTATGGTTAGTGATATATGTAAAAAAATTCATGATGACGTATGCAAACATATTTCATCTGGAAAATATGAGGATTAAAAAATGCAAAAACTAAATGAAGGAATCAGTTTTGAAACAACTGTAAATTCTATAACTGCTAGAATTGGAACTCCAATAACACAGCTGTATCATACTCTTACCTCAATGTCATCTCAGTATTTTGAAAAACATCATAAAATTAGAAATTTTGGTATGGTATCAGGAAGTACTGGAAGTAGATGGTTTCAAACGTTTTATGAAAATAAATTACAAAGCGATTTATATGACTTAGTTAAATATTCACCAAAAAATGCAGTATATTTGCATGAATTCTTATCTACATACCCATCATCATTTAAAGAAGTATCTGATTCATTACCAGAAATTTTAATTGAACTAAGTGATAAAATAAAAACACCAAGCATTAAAAGAAATGCAATACGATGGGCACAAGAACGCAATTTGTATAAAACACATATTGAAAACTTAAAAGAAGAAGAATCTAAATTAAATCAAGATTTAGAGCAAGAAAGAAGCAGTGAAAAATCAATAAATGATAGAATTACTGGACAACAAAATTCTCAAGTTGAAGAAATTATTAGCAGTGTTTTAAAACGTCTACCAGTTAAAGTGGCTGGTGAAATTAGACATGCAATTGCTAGAAAAGATGACAAATTACAAGCATTACAACGTGAATTATCTAATAGAAAAATTAACTTACATGAAACAGTTTTATTTGATATAGTAAAAGCAATGGATGAAATAACAACTAGTATTAGACTAAGCGAGAATATTTTAAATCATTCAGTAAATGTTAAGCACATGGATTCACGATTGTTAGAACTAGAAGCTGCAATGATTGATATGGATGAAATGATGTCCGAAAGTAAATTTAGAAAAACAGAAACTAATGCAGTTCCTAATATGAGAAAACATGATGGATTGGATAATAGCAGTCCATATGCTCCATGGAGATTTGGTATTGCTATGGCAGGATCTCCTGAATTTAACATGGATAAAACAGGGCCTACTGGACAAAAATTAGTTACTATCGCATATACTGATGCTGATGCTGAAATTATTAAAGCTACTGAGAAGTTTATGGGTTCAAAAGGAACTGATGTTACTACTAAAGGTAGTAAAGAAACTGATGGAACTAATGTAAAAAGTTCATTACCAACATTTAAAAAAAGTAAGGCAGGTATATAATGAAACAATATAGAATCACAACTGGAAATATTTCAATGAATGACGATGATGATTGTTATCTAGCACCAGATGATATTATTCATGAGTTAAAAATTCAAAGTTATCTAGATGGGTTAGGAGCAAAAGAAAGACTCGCAGAATATCGCATGAATAATAATCCAATGCATGTTAGTAACAATCGAATTAGTAAAATTAATCAAGATAAAATCCCACCTTTTATGTACCAAGGAAATAAAAAATGAAAATATATGAAATTTTAGCTGAAGATCCAGAAGAATATACCAAAGAAGATACTCGCCTAGATTCTAAATGCTGGAAAGGTTATAAAAAACAAGGCACTAAGATGAAAGGTGATACGCGTGTTAATAACTGTGTTAAAGTGAGTGAAGATGCAACAGCAGGTGCAACTAGTGCTGCAAATATTGCAACTGTAGTTAATCCACATATTGCTATAGGTAAAGCCATTGGTAAAAAATCATATACTGGCACACCAGGGAAATCAGGTACTAAAGCGCCTAAACCTCCTATAGTTAAACAACCAAAAAATTCAGACGGTACTGCTAAGAATGGGTTAGATAGTAATAACTTATTTGGCGGGCCGTCAGCAACAATAAAAAGATAAATATACTAATACAACGGAGATCGTCATGGAACGTAAATTAAATGAATTCGCTATTTTAGCACCGCAAGAAGAAGATAATGTTATCGGCTTAGGTCATACAGAAGATGATAATGAGGGTGCAATGGCAAAAGCTGATTTATACAAATTAGCTACTTATAGTTTTAAATTATTTAAAAAATTAGAAGATAATGACCAATTAGAATCTTGGGTACAAGCCAAAATTACTAAAGCTGCTGATTATATTGCATCAGTATATCATTACATTGAATATGAGAAAAAATTCAGTGAATATGGTGATCATTTAGAAAATAGTGACATTTACTCCGAGAGTCAAAAAGCAGCGTTAAAAAATAAATTAATGGAAGCAAAAGCTAAAATTAAAGAATTAAAAATTACAGAAGCTAAAAAAAATAAATCAGACGATGCTCCTAAAATTAATAATTTTGTTGCTAAAAATGCCCCAACAGCTGGTGCAGGTGCTCATAAAGATAAAAAACAAGCAGCTAAACGCGGTGACGAAAAACACAAAAAAACTAATTATGACTTAGGTGAATCAACCCTTACAAAAGGTTCTAGAAAAATTGCATCGTTTGATGATAATTCTGGTGGTACTGCAGAAGTTCGCGCTGAAGGGCCTGGTAATGGCTTTACAGTACACATCTACAAAGATGGTAAACATTTAGGACCAAAAAATGTATCACGTTTTGACGATAAAAAAGAAGCTATTGCTCATGCTAAACACGAAGTTGGTATGGATATGGGTATTGATGAAGCTACAAACGTAATAGATAGAAAAGGTAATGTTTTAGGAAGATGGGATGGTAAAAAACATTGGTTCACACCACATTCTGATGAACACGAAGAAGGTGAAACAATCCCAAGAGGATCGTTAATCGACCATTCTTCAAAAAGTTTTCCACATACAATAATTAATAAAAAGAAAGAACGCGAAATAGCTGAAACTGGGCTATCAAAAGATACGTTGAAATCTTATACTAAACGTGCAACAAGAGATATTGATAATAAAGCATATCGATTGGGAAAAATGGCAGATGTGCCTGGTTCGATAGATAAATTTGGTGAATTAAATAGCAAAATTCAAAAACGTAAAAAAGGTATAGAAAAAGCAGTTGATAACTTAGAAGAATCATTGAACCGAAAAAGCAAACCTTTTAAACAAGTTTCTAAAGAAGGTAAAGAAAAAGGTGATAAAATAGCTGCTAAAAATTGGGCTAAAAAAGTTAAATTCTTTAAAGAACAATCAGAAAATATTTCTGAGTGGGAAACTGATCCTGAAGAACATAATTCAGCTGTTAAAGAATCATGGTATGACGATGTTGTAAGCGCAATAAAAGATTTAGGTGTTGAATTACCAGTACAAGAACACGAAATAGGCAGGCTTGTTGATAAATTATCAGATGAATTTAGTGATATTTTACCACATTACGTAATTGACCAAATAGTTAAAATAGCTAATTTTGAAGCAGAATACGATGCTGATGAACATGAAACTACAGATAGCTTAGAAAATCAAGCTGATGCAGAAGCAGTCTTTCGTAGAGATGCAGCAAGAGATGATAGATATGAAAGAGATTTAAATGAATCTGTTGAATTAGATGCAATCAAAATGCTGAGTGGTTTAAAATAATGGATATGAAAAAAATTCTACAGGCGATTGATAATGCTTCTACGCCTGTAGAAGCCACAAAGATAATAACTGAAAGTAATAATAGATTATCTATGGCTGAACAAATAACAATGCAGCATTATGCTAAACCATTATCTGACACAGTAAAGAAACCATCGTTATTGAAAACATATTTCAAAGAAGCTGAAGAAGATAAAATACAAAAACAAACTGAAAAACGTCAATTGATTAATCAGTATGCACGTGTTATAGCTGAAAAAGTAAGATTAAAAGAATCTTATTCAGATATAATTAGTACAGGTACTGAAAAAAATAAACCAGATGTTATTAAACTAGATGTTCCTTTATTAATTAGACTATTAGAATATGCTAGGGAAGATGCTGAAACAGATATGGATTTACATAATGTTTCTGAAAAATTAATTGAATTTAGTGCTGCAGGAAACGTACTAACTATGGATCATTATGATGCAATAGTAGGTGAACAAAAATTATTAACTAAGGATAACTAAAAATGGATTTAAAATCATTAATGCAAAAATTATCTGATATTGAAAATTCTTCTTTATTGGAAAGTATAACTTTAAAAGATGTTTCTGCTGCTATACTAGGTCAAGAACAAAACCCAGCTGGTAGATTTGCATCATTAGGACAGTTTGCAAAAACTAATAATTTACCTGGTTTATATGATCCAGTGTCTGGGAGTTTTGTTGATAATACTGGTTCTGAATCTAGTTCAGATGATAATACTGATCGTGAATTATCAAGACTGGGTTTAATACCAGCCAATGCAAAAACTTCATCTCATATGTTTGGAAATGATCATGTGTATGACGCAGCAACAAAATACAAAAGTGATCTTGCAAACCAAGCATCAGATAGAGCATCAACTCAACAAGCAGCGTTACAAGATATTTCAAGTATGATTGATCAATATAAAGCATTGAAAGATTATATTGCTAAAACAAAAAAACCAGAACCTAAACCAGCAATGGAATCTATTAAAATTTCAGATCAGTTATTAGAAAGCTTTAGGTATACTTCTGAAGATGCTACTACATCAACTGCTGGTAAAATTGCATCAAGCGTAGGTGGAAGATCATTAGCAAAAGCAGTTCCGTTTGTAGGATCTGCTATTAGTGCCAAAGATGCATATGATCGTCTTAAAAAAGGAGATATAGAAGGTGCTGGAATTGCCGCACTAGCTGGTGCCTCATATTTTATTCCTGGTATTGGGTGGGCAGTAGGAACAGGGTTGGACGTATATAATGCAACTAGAGATTTAGAAGGTGAAATACCAGAAGAACAACCAACACAACCAGTAAGTTGGCCATCAACGCGTGATGAAATAGTATCATTTCAAACTGCAAATGGTCTGACACCAGATGGACTAATTGGTGAAAAAACTTATGCAATATTAGCACAACAAGGTGCAACTCCACCACCAGAATTTCAGTTAATTCAAAATAAAGTTAATACTAATCAACCATCACTTGCAGAATCTATAAGATTGCTACAAGCTAAATTAGATATGATTAATGAAGGTGTTACTGTTGAAGAAGAGCCAATTTTAATTCAAGGTAAAGATGGTAAAAAATATGCAATGACTCCAGAAGGGTTATTTGATGAAAACGACAACCCAGTTGATCCTAATACTCTTACACCAATTGATAGTGCAGTAGCTGAAGGTGCATTAGGAGCTGCTATAGGAGCAGGAAAATTTGCTGGTAAAGCTGCGTGGGGCGGTGCTAAAAAAGATGCGGGTTGGGTTAAAGGTTTATTTGCTAAAAAACCCACACCACCAACACAACCTCAACCAATACAAAATTTATTTAAGAAAAATGCAAAACCATCATCTAGTAAATTAGGAAATGCTGCTAAAATTGGTGGCGGTATGGCAGCTGGTGCTGCATTAGATCATGTATTTAATCAAGGTGGCGATATAGAACCGATAATCGGGCCTTATGATCATAATACAACAACTAATCCATTTGCAAATAGCGAAGTTCAAAATGCTAAATTTAGAAGCGATATGGAACTAGACCAATTAAGAGCAAGAATTGAAAGTCGTTTAAAAACTGCTACTCCAGATGCTCCTCTTAAACCACAATTAGATGCATTAAAAACTAAATGGGCTGAAATTTCTAAACTATAACTATAATAACTCGGTGTGTAAAAATCACTGAACTATGGTCACTACACTAAGGCAGATTTATATCTGCCTTTTTTTTGTCTTATAATTGACATACATAACTATTTAATGTATAATGTTTATTTTAATAACCACGGAGAACAAAATGGCAGATAGAAGCTACGGCCCAGAAGAAAAATCAAAATTAGAACGGCTAATTAATGAAGGAAGTACAGTATTACATGAAATTGAAGCTTTACAAGAAGGACTTAAAGAAACTGTGAAAGCGGTTGCAGAAGAACTAAGTGTAAAACCTAGTGTTATTAATAAAGCAATAAAAATTGCACATAAAGGAAACTGGCAAGATTACAATGAAGATTGGGAAGAAGTTGAAGCTATTTTAGATATAACTAAAAAAATCTAAAAGAAAGATAGTGGCTGCTATTAATTTAGCAGTCACAATAACAAGGAGATTAAATGTCATATGTGGATGGTTTCTTTGATAGAAACGCAGATCAAATTAAAATAGTAGAACGATCTAAATCTGGTGAACGTATATTTCGAAATATACCAGTTAAGTATACTTTTTATTACAAAGATACAAAAGGTAAATATGAAAGTATTTATGGGGATAAACTAAATCGTATTGTATGTAAATCTACAAATGATTTTAGAAAAGAACAAGCAATTAATAGCGGTAAAGTATTATTTGAATCTGATACCAATCCAGTATTTGTTGCATTAGCTGAACACTATATGCATCAAGAATCACCAAATTTAAATGTCGCTTTCTGGGACATTGAAGTTGATATGCAACCATTTGCTGTTCCAAGCCAACAAATAGTAAAAATTAGAAAAAAACTAAAATAATTATTGGTATGGAGGAGCTCAAGTTAAATAGTTATAAGAGAAACTTATGAACTATGAAAAAATATATTTTAGTATAATTGAAAATTCTAAATTTAAAACAAAAGATATTGGATTAGAAAAACACCATATTCTTCCAAAAAGTTGTGGTGGTACAAATGATGAATTTAACCTCGTATACTTAACTACTCGTGAACATTTTATTTGCCATCTTTTATTAGTAAAAATGTATAAAAATAACCCGACATTTAGAAAGAAAATGATATATGCATTATGGTGGATGGCAAAAACACGATCCGGATATAATAGTTACGTAGTAACTAGTCATGCGTATGCTGAAGCAAGGAAAAGATATATTGATGAGAATCCAAACAAATGTGAAGAAAGAAAACGCCGATTTAGTGAAAATCATAAATTAGGAAAATATCAGTATGATTATAATAAAGTGAGTAATACATTAAAAAATACGTTGAGCAAACTATCTAAAGAAGAAATGCATGTTCGAATGAAAGCGTCAGTTGGACAGTGTGATCAAAAAACACGTGGTAACATGATAAGAAAAGGAAAAGGCTCACAAATGCAACTAACAAAAATGGATGGGTCAATTATTAAATTTTGGTCATATGAACAAGTAATGTTCATAACAGGGTATACATACGACCATATAAAATATAAAATAAAAAAATGCAATGGGCAATTAAATGATGGGTCAGTTGTCAAATATGTAACAAAATATACTGGGAATGATAAAAGTGCAGGAAGAAAAAGAAATAACGGTCTTTGAATTAAACCAACTACCTAATAAACATGAATATGAAGTATGGGATTCTATTAAAAAACAGTGGGTTAACATTGATGGTTGCAGATACTTAAAACCTGGTCCTGGTTATAGTTCAACTGATGACGCATTCATGCCAATTACTGCAATAGCAGTTCATCTGCAATGGTTAAACACAACTATATGTTTATCAGTGCCACCAAAATCTTTGACAATGGACCAGGCAATTGAAGAAGTCAAAGAATTTCCTAATACATTGCTTTTCAAAACTGAAAAAGAATTATTGGATACATTCTTGGATTTAATTCAAGATGCGGACGTATTATCAGGGTGGAATTGTCAAGCGTATGATGTCCCATATACCGTGCATAGAGTTGCTAAAGTTCTAAGTAAAAATGATACTAGACGATTTTGTTTATTTGATCAGCTACCAAAAAAACGTGAATATGAAAAATATGGAAAAACATCAATTACATATGATTTTATTGGACGAGTAAATATTGATAGTCTAGATTTATATAAAAAGTATACTTATGAAGAACGTCATAGTTATTCGTTAGATGCAATTGCAGAGTATGAACTTGGTGAAAAGAAAACAGAGTATGATGGCACCTTAGATCAATTATATAATAATGATTTTAAAACATTTATTCAATATAATAGACAGGATACAGACCTCCTAGCTAAATTGGATGCTAAATTAAAATTCATATATCAAACTAATTTACTAGCACATGAAAACACAGTTCTATTGCCCACAACTTTAGGCACAGTTGCAATGACTGAACAAGCTATCATCAATGAAGCGCATAGTAGGGGATTACAAGTTCCGAATAGATCAAAATTAACTAAATCTGAATCAGGTGCCGCTGGTGCATATGTAGCATATCCTAAGAAAGGTTTTCATCGGTGGATAGGTTCTTTCGATATAAACTCACTATATCCCAGTGCTATTCGCGCAGTAAATATGAGCCCTGAAACAATTGTAGGTCAGTTAAGACAGACAGCAACTGAGGCGCACATTGCTAAACTGATGGCTAAATCAGTTTCTGGTAAAAAAGGTAAAACTGCAGCACAAGCATGGGAAGGAATATTCGGAAGTTTAGAATATACGTCAGTTATGAATCAAGAATTAGGAACTGAAATAACAATTGATTGGGTTAATGGTGAAAGTGACATATTAAGTGCTGCCGAAGTTTATAAATTAATATTCAAAAGCAATCAACCTTGGATGCTAAGTGCAAATGGTACTATTTTTACTTATGAAAAAGAAGGTATCATTCCTGGATTATTAAAACGATGGTATGCAGAACGTCAAGAATTGCAGGCAAAATTAGCAATAGCAAAAGATGAAAATGATAAAATTGCTGAAGAATACTGGGACAAACGACAATTAGTTAAGAAAATTAATTTAAATGCATTATATGGCGCGTTATTAAATGAAGGATGCCGTTTCTCAGATAAACGAATTGGACAATCAACAACATTAACTGGCAGACAAATTGTTAAGCACATGAGTGCTAAAACTAATGAATTTATCACTGGTAAATATGACCATCTTGGCGCTAGTCTTATATATGGTGATACTGATAGTTGGATAGGCACAACATTGCATCAAACTAATTTTGGTGAGAAAACAGTTGAAGAGTTATTCAGTTCGTGCTCGCAATTTTGGAATGACGGGGATAAAGAGTATGCATATAATCCAGAGTTAATCGTTATGAGTTTTGACCCAGATAGGAACGAGCCATACTTAGGGCACATTAATTATATCTATCGGCATAAAGTTTCTAAAGATTTGTACGAAATCGAAGATGCGTTAGGTAATATTGTAACAGTAACTCAAGACCACTCAGTAATGATTGAACGAGCCGGAATCCTGCTAGAAGTAAAGCCGGCTGATATTCAAGAAACAGATATATTAATTTCAATTAGTCAAAAAGATTAATATAAATATAATATGACAAATTCGCTTATAACTCGAGGTTTAACGGTATCCTCGTTTAAAAAAAAATATCCAAGATTATTTAATAAGATACTCGTAAAATATGGCGGTCGGCAAAACATATTTGATGTACAGGCCGCCATATGCTTATTTTTAGACAACCAAGATAGTCCAGTTTGTGAAATATGTAATGCCCAATTAACAATAATTTCAAAATTTAGAAATTTTGAAAATGCAAAATATCGGTGTAACCTACACGTTAATACAAATAATATTATTTCTTTAGAAACATTAAAAAAACATAACATTCATAATTATGAATTAATAAATGTTCCAAAATTTCTAAGCAGTATACAGTATATTGAATTAAACTGCCAAAAACACGGAGTATTTTTTCAAATAGCAAGAAATTTTATCAAAGGCATGCGGTGTCAAAAATGTTATGGTGATACAATTATTCCACGTATTACTGTTGAAGACTGGATTGCTAGAAGCATGAAAGAACACAATAATTTCTATATATATGACAAACGCAAGTTTATTGATATTAATAGTTCAATAGAAATTGTGTGTCCAATACATGGGTCTTTTTTACAAGTAGCAGGCGTACACATGCGTGGGCATGGATGTAAGAAATGTGGTCTTGATCAAAATGCCAAAAAAATACTGTTAACAACCCCTGAATTCATTTTAAAAGCACAAAACATTCACGGGTTAAAATATGATTATAGTCAAACTATATACAACTCGGCTCGTGAGATCGTTGATATTATATGTCAAAAACACGGAAAATTCTCACAAGTTGCATATTATCATTTAGCAGGTAATGGATGTAAACAATGTGGGATCCAATTTACTACAAATAAATCAGCTGCGGAATATGAAATTATTAATTTTTTAACAGAAATTGGTGTTGATGAAATAAATCATTCGTGGAGAGATTTAGGGTTTGAAATTGATATATATTTACCAAAGTTTAATTTAGCAATAGAATATAACGGCATTTATTGGCATTCGTCAGCTTCAAAAGAAACTGATTTTGCTAAATCAAAACAACACCTAAATAAAACAACTGTATGCGAAGAAAACGGAATACAATTATTACATATTCTAGATTTAGAATGGAAAGACGTTATAAAACAAGAAATATGGAAATCTACAATACGACATCATTTAAAAAAAGCATCTCGTAGAATATTTGCTAGACATTGTAAAATTATTTTATTATCTGGTAAAGACAGTAAAGCATTCTTTGAACAAAATCACTTACAAGGGTATGCATCTGGATCAATTCATATCGGTTTAGTTTATAACCAAGAAATTGTATCACTTGCAACATTTGGAAAATCTAGATTTAGAAAAAAAGTTGATAACTATTTCGAATTAATACGTTTTGCATCAGTAATAAACACGTCAGTGATTGGTGGATTTAGTAAAATTATTAATGAATTTAAAAAAACACATACCGGAATGTTGATTTCATATGCAAATCGCAGATGGAGCAACGGAAATGTATATAAACAATGTAATTTTACATTGACACATGTTACTGATCCGTGTTATTATTATACTGATTGTAAGAAGATCTGGCATCGTTCTTTTTTTCAAAAAAGAAACCTTGCTAACTTATTAATAAATTACAACCACAATCTTACTGAAATAGAGAATATGTATTTTAACAAATATCGAAGAATTTGGGATTGTGGACAAATAGTTTTTGAAATGCAATTAACCAATAACGAGAAAACAACACCATGACTTTAACTACATTATTTAAAACATTAATTCATTCAACAAATACTGAAGAACAAGTTCAGGTATTATCTGATATTCGAAAAAATATTTCAAAAATAAAACCAACAACGATCTCACTGCATCGTGCACCAGTTAAATCAGTTAAAAAGGTAAGACAAGCTAACAACGAGTATGTATATGATATTGGAATGAAAAACGAAAAGAAGCCTTGGTTGTTTGGTAATAATATTCTATTGCATAATTCAGTATATTTCTCAGCATATGAAACATTTAAAAAAGATATTGATGCTAAGCGGATTGACTGGAATAAAGATTCAATCATTGAATTATATGATGAAATGGCAGATATGGTTAATGAAACATTCCCGCAATTTATGTATGATGCATTTCATTGTCCAAAATCACGTGGTGAAGTTATAAAAGCTGGAAGAGAAATTGTTGGTACTACTGGATTATTCATAACTAAGAAGCGGTATGCAGTTTTAGTTTATGATAAAGATGGAAAACGTCAAGACATCAAAGGTAAAGAAGGAAAGATAAAAGCAATGGGTCTCGATCTCAGACGTAGTGATACACCTGTTTTTATTCAGAAATTTCTAAGTGAATTACTTGAAATGGTGCTAACTGATGCTACACAAGAAAAAGTTTTGGAACATATAGTTAATTTTAGGATTATTTTCAAAGAACGTCCAGGTTGGGAGAAAGGTTCTCCCAAACGAGCAAATAAAATCACGTACTATCAAGCTAAAGAAAACGACGAAGGTAAAGCTAGATTACCAGGTCATGTTAGAGCGAGTATCAATTGGAATACGTTACAACGTATGAATAGTGACAAATACTCTATGAGTATAGTAGATGGTATGAAAGTTATTGTTTGTAAGCTTAAAAACAATCCATTAGGTATAACATCAGTTGCATATCCTGTTGATGAATTAAGATTACCGCAATGGTTTAAGGAATTACCATTTGATCATGACGCTATGGAAACAATTATTATTAATAAGAAACTGGAGAATTTAATTGGCGTATTACATTGGGATTTAAGAAGTACTGAACGAACTAACATGTTTGAAAGTTTGTTTGAGTTTTAATTGACAAAAATATACAAATAATATATAATATAATTTTAATGGAGAATTACATGAAAGATTTTTTAAAGGATTTAGTTTCACATACCCACGCGTTAAGTTTTTTACCATTGGTTAAAATATCATCATCTAGTACAGAAACACTAATCGAATCTATTGCTGAAGATAGGTCAGTTATTGTTAATGCCACCACACATGTTCCAGTTTCAAATCTTGAAGGGACATTTGGTATGCCAAATCTTAACAAATTAGACATACATTTAAAATGTCCAGAGTATAAAGATGATGCAAATATTAATGTTGTAACTGATACAAAAGATGGTGAAGTAATTTGTAAAGGTTTGCATTTTAAAAATAAAGCTGGTGATTTTCAAAATGATTATCGATTTATGAAACAAGAAATCATTAATGAGAAATTAAAATCAGTTAAATTTAAAGGTGCAAATTGGGATATCACATTCGTCCCATCGTTGACAAGTATTGAAAAATTTAAATATCAACAAACTGCAAACAACGAAGAAACTGTTTTTCAAGTGTCAACTGATGCGAATAATGACTTAATATTTACGTTTGGTGATGCAAGTACACATGCTGGAAGTTTTATATTTGAAACTAATGTCAATGGAAAATTAATTAGACCATTTTCATGGCCAATATCTCAATTTCGTAGCATCTTAAATCTTTCTGGTGATATGACTATTCGTATATCAAATGCAGGTGCTCTGCAAGTTACAGTTGATAGTGGTATTGCTGAATATAATTACATATTACCAGCTCAAGTAAAATAATATGACTGAAACTGAAATATCAACTCTAATTGACATATTTGATAAAGCAATAACGTCTGATGCACCAGCAGTAACTAAGTTATTGAAGAATTTATTGTTAGTAACTAGCATTACAGAAAATAGTAACGTATCTGTTGGTCCTATACGCGCTTTGTTAAATGAGCAAGACAAGCGTATTTCTAAATTAGAAATGTATTATGAAATATCTAGGTTAAATGAAACTAATAAGTATGATCAAAATATAGGAGGGGCAGGTATCGGATATAGCATTGGATATGGCATGGGGACAGCAATTGGGCCAATTGGTACATCATCTTACATTACTGGATCAATATAATGAATACAATTTACATTTTACCAATAGAACCAATCGATCAACGCTATACTAAACAATGGTATGATATTATACCTGAAATTATTAAAGATGCATCTAGTGAATTTAATATAGTAGTAATAGATGGTGAACAAATAACCGATTCTGTCACAGCTGGTGCATTTTTAAATTTTGGTGCAACAAACATATATAAATCATCTCAAATAAGTTCACTTAGTAAGTTATTTGCTAATAATGAAATAATTTCTGGTGATAAAATTCTAATAACAGACGCATGGAATCCAGGTATAATTAATATTAAGTACATGAGTGAATTATTAGATATTCCTGTTGAAATTCATGGTATATGGCATGCTGGTGCATATGATCCAACAGATATTCTTGGTATGAAATTAGATAAAAGCTGGGTTTCTGATTTTGAACGAAGTATATTTAATTGTTGTGATTATAATTATTATGCTTCTAACTTTCATCGTGATATGTTTTTACGTAACTTGTCAATTAATGACACCACTGAAAAAGCAATTAGAAGTGGACAACCACATAATAGTATTACAAAGCAAATAACTGTAGATTTAGATACGGTTGAAAAAAACAATAATATTATCTGGCCACATAGATATAACTCAGATAAACAGCCAGAAATTGCAGAAGATATCGACACAATGTTGGGTAATGTTATAATAACAAGTAAACTTGATTTAAATAAATCAGATTATTATGAATTATTAAAAGAAAGTAAAATTATTTTTAGTTGCTCATTACATGAAAATCTTGGGATTAGTATGATGGAAGGATGTTTATCTGGTGCAATACCAATTGTGCCAGATCGTGCATCTTATTCAGAAATGTATTTACATTGCTTTAAATATCCTAGTTTATGGACTGAAAGTTTTGAAAATTATCAAATCTATAAGAACGCATTAATTAAGTTTATTACTGATAGAATTGAAAATTATGATTATTATCTTCCTAAGTTGAAAATACAAAATGAAATTCTCTTGAAAGATTACTTATCTGCTGATATAATGTTGACACATCTAACCAGGAAAAATAATGATTAAAGATTTAACCACTACGCAATCTGATTATGCGTATTTTTTACCAGCAACTAGTAGCTATTATGCAGCTTATATTGGTAAACAGCGATATGGAAATTATACTGATCCAGCCCGTATTCCTAAATCATTTGCACATGGAGTTGAAAGTCTAAATTATTTAGACCCAACTAAAGGTGAATTTTACTTTAGTCATTGTCTTTATTCAGCTGGACATGCTAAATTAGACTTAACTGACAATAGTCAAAATGATGATATGTTTCGTAATCGAGATAGAAATACTAGCTGGGTGTTGGGTGATAGTGGTGGATATCAAATAGCAAAAGGTGTTTGGCCTGCTGACTGGAAAGATCCTAATTGTCCAAAAGCTGATAAAAAACGTAGACAAGTGTTAACTTGGATGGATGCGTTAATGGATTATGGTATGGTTTTGGATATTCCATCTTGGGTAGCTAATAATCCAGAATCACGAGCAGCAACTGGCATTAATACATATGCTGATTCAGTAAATGCAACCAAAATCAATAATGATTGGTTTATTAATAACCGAAATGGTGATTGTAAATTTTTAAACGTTCTTCAAGGTGGCAATCATGCTGAAGCAGATGATTGGTATTCACATATGAAACATTATTGTGACACAACAATCTACGGTGATAGAGCATTTAATGGTTGGGCAATGGGTGGTCAAACTAAAACTGATATTCAATTATTGCTAAGACGGTTGGTTGAAATTAGACATGATGGGTTACTAGAAAAAGGTAAGCATGATTGGTTACATATTTTAGGTATTGGAAAATTAGAATGGGGTGTATTGCTTACTGATATTCAACGCGCTGTTAGAAAATATCACAATGAAAATTTTACAATAAGTTTTGACTGTGCTAGTCCATTTTTAGCAGCCGCAAATGGTCATATTTATACACATACAAATATTAATCATATGGAAGCATGGTCGTATAAAACACAAAAAGCAATTGATGATAAAAAATATTCAACTGATACTAGATTATATAAAGACGTAGCAATACAAGACGGTTATTTTGATTTTATCGAATCCAGCCCGATTTTAGAGCATTGTACAGTTTCGGATATTTGTACATATGCACCAGGTGATTTAAATAAACTGAATAAAGTTGGAAAGAATAGCTGGGACGGGTTTACATATGCAATATTACAAGGTCATAATGTATATCGTCATATAGTTTCCGTTCAAGATGCAAACAAAATGTATGATGCTGGCGTTCATCCTGCATTATTAGTTGCAAGTAAATATCATAAAAAAAGATATAGAGAATTTGAACATAATTATTTTAGAGAAATAGTAGATGCAATTTTTGAAACAAGTGATAAACATAAATCTTATGCATTAATTGAAGAGTATGCGTCATACTGGACTGAAATAGTTAGTAATCAAGGAAATAGCAGTAGAATAATCAATTCAGACACTCACTTTTATAAATTGTTTGACGAAATTGATACAACTTCTAAAATTAAAGAGTTAGATGTTTTAGAAGATGATGAAAATTTAAATATCTTAGAACACACTTTTGATGAAGAGGAAGCTAATAAAATTGATATATCATAATAAAATACTGATAAATAAAATCAGTTAATAATTCGATTAACTATTTTTTTAACTTATAACAGGAATGCCGAAATGGCCAGAAATTACAAAACTTATTCGTATTTTGCTAACCGTCCCGATGTAGTAAAAGTATTTGAAGATTTAGAAAATTATCTTCATTTTTGCAGAATAGAATTGCGGGACTTTAATCCAGCTGATTTATACCGTAAAGATTCTAAAAACTATGGGGCATACTTAGCAAGCACTCGACCTAGAAGACCATATCAAGGCAATAAACCGAGATATGACAATACTCGTCAAAATAATAAACCGCATTACAAAAAATAATAATAACAATAGCAATGTGTATTAAGCATATTGCTATTTCCCCTCCACCCTACATCTATAATTTTATGAATACAAAATTTTATAACTGGACACAAATAGAAGGTGCATGTTTAGATTTGGCTAAACAAATCAATTCTAGTAACTTTAAACCAGATTACATTGCTGGTATTTCTCGTGGTGGTGTAATACCAGCAGTATTATTAAGTCAATACCTTGGAACACCTATGTACTCACTTAATATAAGTTTGCGCGACCATAAAAACACTGAATCAAATGCTTGGATGTCTGAAGATGCATTTTATGGCAAAAATATATTAATAGTCGATGATATAAATGATAGTGGTGCAACCATTAAATGGATTAAAGAAGATTGGAAAGCATCTTCATTCCCAAATAATGAAAAATGGTCAACCATTTGGGGTGATACTGTTAGATTTGCAACATTAGTAAACCATGTGAATAGTTCAGAAACAGTTGATTATTCTACATGGGAATTGGATAAATCAATAGTTGATCTTTGGATTGAATTTCCATGGGAATCATTTTGGATTAAACCATGAGTCTAGATATTGAAAAAGCATTAGATACTAATATAATTCCTTGGAAAAATATAGTTCATAGATGCAGTGATTTTTGGATTTTTGATGACCATGGATTGGTCTTTGCACCAACTCTTAGAAAACATGACAATCTAATCGCTGCATATAAAGGTGCGTATCTTTGGGGAGTTGTTGGCGTGCAAAATGGTAAATGGTCTGGATTTAAAATAGAACAGACTGTGGGTTTAACCCAAACAGTTGAGTATCCACATATAATTATGATGTCAGATAAACACTTGACAACATAATTATTTTATTTTATAATTACGTTTATTTTACAGGAAAAATTTATGAGCTATAATAAACAAAAAACAGACCCAGTATTAGGTCAACAAATTCATGAACATTTAAAAGCAAATGGTGTGGAAACACCATTGGTTCCATCTCTTATACCTAAACAAGATAAACTGGATATTATCCAATCAAAGTTTAACGATATTATGGTAGTGATGGGTCTTGATATTTCTGATGATAGCTTGGTGGAAACACCTAAACGTGTTGCTAAAATGTTTGTCGAGGAATTATATTGGGGGCTTGAAGCAGAAGCATTTCCTAAATGCACAACTGTTGAAAATAAAATGGGTTATGATGAAATGGTTGTTGAACGAAATATCACTGTTAAAAGCGCATGTGAACATCACTTCTTGCCGATTGTAGGCAAAGCATATATTGCATATATTCCTAAAGATAAAGTTTTGGGATTAAGTAAAATGCCTAGAATTGTTGAATACTTTTCACGTAGGCCGCAAATACAAGAAAGATTGACTGAGCAAGTTTATTATGCTTTGCAATATATTTTAGGCACAGATGATATTGCTGTTACTATTATTGGTGAACATATGTGTGTTTCACAACGTGGTGTAGAGGATTCATCTGCTGACACTTCAACAACAAAATTAGGCGGTGTTTTTAAATCAGACCCATCTGCTAGATCTGAATTTTTAAGTCATATATCACATTAAGGATTAATATGCGTTTTCAATATCAAGAACCAGCGTTAGGCATTATGAAAACTAGTGAATTTCCTGATACAAAATTTTATGATATTCCATGTAAATGTGGCAATGAAGAACATACAATTACAATGGAAATTGATAAAGAAGATAACGAAGTATCAGTTATAACGTATCTAACGCTATACACTGATTGGTGGAGTGGCCCAGTAGACCCAGATGCTGCATTTAATAATTATTCAGTATTTTGGTTTAAAATTAACTATGTCAGTAGAAAATGGATTAATGCGGTTGCACATCGTTTACTAATTACCAAAGATGTTTGGTTTAATGGAAGAGTCAGCTACCAGCATAGTTTATTAATGACACCACAGCAAGCATATAATTATGCTCAAACAATTTTAAAAGAAATTAAGGATTGAAATGGATAAACGATACAGACTCTCTGAACAATTTTTTTCAATACAGGGTGAAGGGCATTTTGCTGGTACACCAAGTCTATGGGTACGTACATTTGGATGTAATTTAACATGTTCTAAATTTCCATGTGACACTGAATATTCTTGGCATCCAGAGTATAAAGACATTCACTCATCATATACTGCTGAAGAAGTTTATTATAATTTATTAGAATTGATTACTGATAAACATAATCCATATGGACATTTAAACCATCCATTAACAGGCAATGCCATTCATCTTGTGTTTACTGGTGGAGAACCACTATTAAAAAAATATCAAACTTTAATTAAAGATGTGGTCTCTATTTTTGCGTTAGATAATGATATAGTTAATTTTACTGTTGAAACTAATGGCACTCAAGAATTAACTGACGAATTTGATTCATGGTTAGATGAAACTTTAAACGTGCAACCATTCTTTTCATTTAGTCCAAAATTAGAATCAGTTAGCGGCGAAGTTGATGCAATTAATGCCGATAATATTATTAATATTCTAAACAAATACGATGGTCAAATAAAATTTGTAGCAGATAATTCTGATGAATGTGAAAATGAAATTTTAGATACAATATATAATAAGTTCAATAATTCTATCTCAGATATTGATTACTGGATAATGCCGCTTGGTGAAACAAGAGAGGATCAACTAAAAATAGCACCAATCGTTGAAAAATATCAACAAATGGGTTTCAAAATAGCAACCAGAAATCATACGTATATCTGGTCTAACGAAAAAAACAGGTAATATAATGATTAAAAACTTTTTTAAAAAACTTACTGGATTAGACAAAATTGAAGCTGAGGCAGCTATTGCTATGCATAATAAAATAGAGGCTGAAAAACAAGCAGAAATTGCATTAAATGAAGCAAAACAAGCTGAAATACAAGCAAAATTAGCCAAAATGACACCAAAAGATCGTGCTAGTGCAAAAGGTGAGCCTTGGGTAGATGTTCTTAATACACATGTTAATAAAGAAAATATACGTAATGGTTTTTTTGAATTAGATTGGAATACAATATTTATAGATGAATTAAAAAAAGCAGGTTTTGGATTTGATGGTGATCCAGAAGAAGAAATTGTTGATAGATGGTTCAGAGATTTAGTAATGAACTCTTTGGCAGCAGAAGGGCAAAATACCAATAGAAATATCGGTTCAATGAACGTAAGTAATTTATTTTAGGAAAATATGAACACATATATAATCGTAGATTTAGCGAATAATTTTTATAGAGCTAGACATACTGTACAAGGTGATGCTGATCTTAAAGTTGGTATGGCATTTCATATTACTTTTAATATTGTAAAAAAAGCATGGCAGGATTTTAATGGTGATCATCTTGTATTTTGCCTTGAGGGTAGAAGCTGGAGAAAAGAATTTTATGAACCATATAAAAAGAATCGAGAAGCCACTCGGTCCGCAATGAATTCTAAAGAACAAGAAGAAGAAAAATTGTTCTGGGAATCTTTTGAAGATTTTAGTAAATTCTTAATTGAAAAAACTAATTCAACGGTATTACATCATCCGAAATTAGAAGCAGACGATCTTATTGCAGGATGGATACAAAAACACCCAAATGATAAACATGTCATTGTTAGCACTGATAGTGATTTTTATCAATTAATTAATAACAATGTTAGTCAATATAATGGTGTTTCAGATCAACATATAACCATTGACGGATATTTTGACGCAAAAGGTGGTTTGATTATTGATAAAAAAACCAGTGAACCAAAAGAAGCAGTTGATCCTGAATGGTTATTATTTGAAAAATGCATTCGTGGAGACACCAGTGATAACGTATTCAGTGCGTATCCTGGTGTACGTAAAAAAGGATCAAAAAATAAGATTGGGTTATTAGAAGCATACGATGATCGAAATGCAAAAGGGTATTCATTTAATAACCTGATGTTACAAAGATGGACTGATCATAATGGTATCGAACATCGTGTTGTAGATGATTATGAGAGAAATAGAACATTAATTGATCTCACTCGTCAACCTGAACATATACGTGAAATTATAAATGAAACAGTATCATTAAATGCAAAACCTAAAGAAATATCACAAGTGGGTATTAGAATGTTAAAATTTTGTCAATCATATGAAATGAATCGTATAATGGAAAATATTACACAGTTTGCACCACCTTTTCAAGCAATTTACCCAAAGGTTTAAAATGTCAGAAATTATAGCTACTCCACTTATAGATAATACATTTTGGATAATAGAAGAAGATGGCAATCGGATTGCTACTCTACAACGAGATGAAAATGATACTTTTTTAATAAGTAATAATAATGGCGATGTGTTAATTAAAAATGAAGCTGACTTAACTACACAATTTGGAAGTAACTTCTTTATAAAATATACAAAACCAGTAAATACAATTAGTGAAAATAATGAGTGTTATGGATATCCAACAGGGTGTAAACCATATAATCAAATGTATGATGTAAAAAGAAAACTGCCAGTTTTTACTAAATCAGAAAAAAGTAAAAGTGTTTTCTGTGCAGGTTATTACCGAATTAAATTTGATTATTATTGGAATATAACTTTTTGTCCTAAACGTATTACAGTAGACCGATACCCAACTATTGGACCTTTTAAAACTGAAGCTGAACTTAAATTATCGCGTGAATATGATAGATCAAATTAATACAAATCCTATAAATCAATTTATTCAATTAATTCGTACTGCTGAATTAACTCAACAGAGAGAAGTAAAAATTCCAATTCAGCAAGCTAGACTATTAAACTTGACTTTGTTGGAAGTTATGAATAAATTAAATCAAGATTATGAATCACTATTTAATAAACTACAACATGCGGCTGAACCTGCATCTATAACAGTAGCTATGGATGGTGGCGGTTTTGAAGAATAATGACCACTCGTGACACATATACTAAGGTGTTTTTACAACAATGGGGTAAAAGCACCGATGATGCAAATTGTCAATTTTACGGAAGATTATGGTGGCAATACCATCGTAAACAAAATCAAAGTGGATTAAGATTAAGCGATGAGGGTTTAGAATTTTTAACATCAGAACTAAATATTAAATTACACGAAATACCCTTTTTTGAAAAAATTGAAATTTGTCCACAATTATTATTATTTCTAGAACGGTATATTGATTGTCCATATCATATAACTACTAGCCGAATAATAGTCACTACTGAACGGAAAAGTTTTGAATTATATATGTTTTCTGATGATATAAGAAAATATGGATATATCAAAGCAATGAATTCACTCAAAAACGTAGATAAAAAATAATTAATAAACAAATACTAGATTTCCGCAATCCCAAATCCTATCATATTTATTGTTTCGCATATTATCCCATTCTGTTAAATTGGGATCATAATCTTCTAACAATTGATGTAGTTTATGTTTCTGAAATTTTATTCTACTGTATAGATTTCCATTTTTTGTATACATGTAGTTGGGGCCACTCTGCTTTATTTTATTAAACCCAATTTTTTCATATAAATTTCCAGTATTCCATCTTAAATCACAGTAGCTAATAACCGAGATTGGGTTTTCTATTTTTTTAAAATGTGCAAATAATTTGCCAGCACCACCGATTACATTGGTATTCAGACAATTGGCATATCTTAATAATTCCCATTGATATTTTTTATTATATCTACTTTTACAAAAACTCATCGCTGATACTAGTATATTTTCATAAAATAATCCATATGCAACTGATTGTGAACTATATCCTTGAATATGACATTTTTCAAAAAAAGCTCTAGATTCTGCTGCACTAATTGGTTTTATTATACACTTTCTAGCCCAAATTCTTGTATTTTTTCCAAATATTCCACTAAGTCTTGATTTAACAATGTCTTGTTTATTATTCCATTCGTGATCTAAAATTTGTATCAATCTAATTTGTTGTGCATTGCATTTATTCATTTTTTCTAAGTGGTAAGTATTATTTTTACCACGAAGTTCACCGTGCCATGCAATGCCATTAATTTCTATAGCAATATTATATGACGGTACAAAAATATCCAATTCTTTAGGTTTTATAATAGTTCTATTTGAACTTTCAAACTCAATAGATAATGACGTTATGTATTCCCCTACTTTTCTTTCAATAGTAGATATATTATGTCTAGAAATATCAATATTTAAGTTATTCCTAAAATGTACACATAACTGCGATACACTAACATTTAAAATTTCTGCAATTTCTGAAACTGGCATTTTTAGATCATAAAACCATGAACGCATTATTGCTTCATCATCTTTTAATGCAATTATATGCTCAGGTATATGTGCTTGTGATTTACGTTTTCTTCCATATCGTGCTTGATTAGTGGCATCCATCTTATCCTTAAATTCTGGAAATAATGCTACATTTTTAACCCCATAACGGTCCATACAAGTTTTTTCATTTCGCACAGTAAATAATTTAGATTTGGCAAAATTATCAACACCGTATTTCTCAAGACAAGTAGCACGCTGTTTTTCTTTATTTTCTTCAGATAAAAAATTTGTACGATGTCCGTATTTTTCAACACACGTGGCTTCAGTTTTTTCCCTTACTTCATCACTTTGGTGGGCACATTTTGATGAACAAAATCTTCTATATTCGGAAGTTTTTTCAGACCAAGACACTTCTTCCATTTTACATGTTTTACAAACTGGTATAGTCAAGATGTTATTATCTACGTGCCATAATCTTCTTCGGATCGGTATCTTCTTTTCTAATCCTAAAAATATTGTTCTAGCATACAAGTTTGATAACTCTTCAGGGTTTGCCATTAAGGAGCGTAGTTCTAAATAATTCATGTGCTTTCCTATTAAATAGTGTATTATACATTTATTTAGCAGATACGCAACTGGTATTACACAAAGCAATATTAATCCTTGCATATTTAAATTTTATGAGTATAATACGACATAACACTTAGCAAAACAACTTTTAAATTACAATAAAATAAAACTTGACTTGTTAAGATTTTAATGTATAATATGTCTTGTCACTTAACAAAAACAATTTTTTAATCAAACTGAGGAAACAAAAATGAGCGAAATTCTTAATCGCACCGTTGGACCAAATTCTGCTAAAAAATCATTGCGTAAAGCATTTAAAAATAAACGCCCTATCTTTTTATGGGGCGCACCAGGCATTGGAAAATCTGATATCATTAAACAATTAGGTGTTGAACTTGATGCACAAGTAATTGACATTCGTTTAAGTTTATGGGAACCGACTGACATTAAAGGTATTCCTTACTTTGATAGCAATACTGGCACTATGACTTGGGCGCCACCAAGTGAATTACCAACTAAAGAGTTTGCTGCTCAACATAAAATGGTTATTCTTTTCTTAGATGAAATGAATAGTGCTGCACCATCAGTTCAATCAGCGGCATATCAATTGATATTAAATCGTAAAGTTGGTACTTATGAATTACCTGATAACGTAGTTATCGTAGCTGCTGGTAACCGTGAATCTGACAAAGGTGTTACTTATAGAATGCCTGCTCCATTATCTAATCGTTTTGTGCATTTAGAAATGACTATTGATTGGGATGATTATTTTGATTGGGCTACTGAGAACAAAATTCACCGAGATGTAATTGGATATTTGTCATACAGCAAAAAAGACTTATATGATTTTGATCCTAAATCTAACTCGCGTGCATTTGCTACTCCTCGTAGTTGGGGCTTTGTTAGTGAATTATTAACTGATGATGATGTTGATAGTTCAACATTGAGTGATTTAGTTAGTGGTTCAGTTGGTGAAGGGTTAGCTATTAAATTTATGGCACATCGTAAGATTGCTAGTAAATTACCTAATCCAACTGATATTTTAGCTGGCAAAGTTACAAAGTTAGAAACTAAAGAAATATCTGCTATGTATTCGTTAACAGTTGGTTTATGCTATGAATTAAAAGAATCAGCAGATCACAAAGCGGTTGATTGGAAAAAACAAGTAAATCACTTCTTTAGATTTATTATGGATAACATGGAAACTGAATTAGTGATTATGGCCACACGTTTAGCATTATCTACTTACAAGTTACCATTTGATCCAGATGAAATTGATTGTTTTGATGAATTTCACTCACGATTTGGTAAATACGTAAACAGTGCAACTGGAAAATAATTTTTAATACAATTATTCTACTACATAGAAATGTGTAGTAGATTTAACACTTAATTTATATAGAGAATTTAAAATGGCGCATATTGATCCAATCATTGATAAAATTATCACAGCACGCGTAGGTTTATTACTACGTCATCCGTTTTTTGGTAACTTAGCAACTCGTCTAATTGTAAAAGAAGCGTCTGATTGGTGCATGACTGCTGCAACTGATGGTAGACATATTTACTTTAATAGACAATTCTTTGAACCATTAACCGTTCGGCAAATTGAGTTTGTTATCGCTCATGAAATTTTACATAATGTATTTGATCATATGTCCAGACGTGATCATAGAGATCCTAAAATCTATAACATTGCGGCCGATTATTGTGTTAATGGGCAGTTAATACGCGATAAAATTGGTGATGAGATTCCAGAAATCAAAATTTTTCACGATACTCAATATTACGGCATGAGTGCTGAAGAAATATATGATAAAATTAAAGAAAAATACAATAATGACGAGTTAGATAAACTTGGAAAATTACTAGATGAGCATATTGATTGGGAGGCTAGTGATGGTAATGGTGATAACAAACCAAGATATTCTAAGGAAGAAATAAAAGCAATTCGTGATGAAATGCGTGAGGCAGTTTTGGCAGCTGCACAATCTGTTTCTGCTGGAAATCTTCCAGAAGGTATTAAACGTCTTATTAAAGATATGACCGAAACAAAAATGAATTGGCGAGAACTTTTAAGTCAACAAATACAAAGTACAATTAAAAGTAATTATTCATTTTCTAGACCAAGTAGAAAAGCTTGGCATCTAAATGCAATATTACCAGGTTCAACATTTGAAGATACGATTGATATTTGTATTGCTATTGATATGTCTGGATCAATTGGTAACGATCAAGCCGCTGACTTTTTGGGTGAAATTAAAGGTATTATGCAACAATATCAAGATTTTAATATTAAATTATGGTGTTTTGATACTAGAGTATATAATGAACAATCGTTTGATGCGTATAATATTGATGAATTTGATTCATATGAACCAGCTGGTGGTGGTGGAACTAGTTTCAGATGTAATTGGGATTTCATGAAAGAAAATGATATATCGCCTAAGAAATTTATCATGTTTACTGACTTAGGTGTTTGGGATAATGATTTTGGTGATGATGATTATTGTGAAACTATTTTTATTGCACATAGCACTGACGATGTTGCACCACATGGAATAACATGTAGGTACGATTTTTCTTAATATGTCCTTACAAAGAGGAACACCAAATCCATTAAATTTTTTTAATTTACGCCGAGTTAATTTTCCAGCATCACATTTTGAATATATCGTGTTGGAAGATAATAGCCTGATGTTTGTTAAAAAAATTAACAATTGGATATTTAACACACTAAATAGTCGATATTATATCGGCAATTATATTGCGTTAGATAACACTAATACTATTGTATATAAAGTAAATGTAGGTTTTGAATCTGCTAAGGAATTAAGTTTTTTCATAATGGCATGTCCGCATTTACAAAAATGATAAGTATGATTATATTTTCATTAAAAAGGAGAAAACAATGACTGATGAAGTATCAGAAAATACTACTGTAGAAACCGCTGAAGTAGAAACACCATCTATTCCAGATTTAACAATTACTGATCTAGCCACATTTAAAACTATTATTGAATTAGCTAGTTCACGTGGTGTATTTAAACCGCTTGAAATGAGAGCAGTTGGCGTTACTTACACTAAATTAAGTCAATTTTTAAACTTTGTATCAAAAAAAGCTGAGGAGAAAGCAAATGACTGATAGTACCGTAGAACCACAAGTAGAAACACAAGCAGAAACACAAGCAGAAACACAAGCAGCACAAACATTATCAATTAATGATTTAAGTACTATTCAAGCAATTATTGATTTAGCTAGTTCGCGTGGTGCATTTAAACCAGAAGAAATGGCAGTAATTGGTGAAACATATGAAAAATTATTTACTTTTTTAAAAGCTGCTAAAGATTCACTTGATGAAAATAATGCTGAAGCTGAAGCAGAAGCAGAAGCAGAAGCTGAAGCAGAAGCAGAAGCAACCACTACGTCTGAAGAATAATTATGAGTGAT